GGTTGGCTGGGTTGGCTGGGTTGGCGGCGGCCCGTGACGCTACCGATGGTGCTGGCGGAGACTGGCGGCGTGGCTACGTCGAATGTGCACTGCTGCTCCAGGGTCATGGGGTGACCCGAGAAACCCTCCGCCTCCAGCTGCCGCCAGAGGTTGTCGCATTCCCCCTGGCAACCCGGGTAGCTGCCAAAGCGGGGCTCGGGCCGGGGGCACCAGGTGAGTACCTGCTCGATGGTGAATGGCATGTCAGAATCCTCGCTTCTTGATGCAGAAGGGGCAGATGACGTAGCTGCTGCCGTGGTTTTTCCAGCCGACAGGCAGTCTCACCTCGCCTCTCATCTTACCTTTCTCTGTGATGGTCACCTGAATGGCGGCCCGGGCGTTACTCCCGGTGGCGCAATCACCAGATCCCCACTCCCCATCGCACTCGATCTCCACGGGTAGCAGAATCACGGGGCGGCCACCGGCGGCTTAGCGATCAGGTTGACGCTGATGGTGATCTCGCGGCTCATGGCCACAAGATCCTGGATACTCTTGCGGAGCCCCACCCCCAGCGCCTGCAGCGACTCAGGCGACTGTGGAAGCGAGCAGCGGAAGTAGCACCCCTCCGCGAGGTGCTTATTGGTGATCAGCATGGAGCCGATGTTGACAGTGCCGCTGCCCCGGCTGTAGGTGAAGGGGCGGTCCATATCATGGAGTCCCACTGCCGCCAGTGCCTCGGAATTGTTCCGGTACAGCTGGATAGCATTGGCCCATGCCGAGGAGCCCTCACAGCGGGAGGACCACTCCCCTGCCAGGTTCTGATTGAACGTCTGATTGCTGCCTGTGCGGTGGGTGCGAAGCGAGGTGACAAGCTCCGCCACCTCGGGGCTCTTGAGGTAGATGTAGGTGAATCCGTCCTTCTTGCGGCTGATCTCGGCGGTGAGCATATGGTTCTCCTTGTGACGATGGCTGAGACTGAAGATTCCCGTAGTTGAGTCGGTAGCTAGTGGGTGAGCCTCATCAACCCACACCAGGAAGTAGTTGTAGAAGTCCCTCTCCTCGTAGGCGTGTTCATTCCACGAGAGGACTCTTGTGCCGGCTTCGAGGTCGCCCCTTAGTGAGCCTTCCACCATACTCGCGTTGTCCCATCTATCGCCGGGACGCATTTCCTCTCGTCGCCTGATGACGTAGGGCATCAGTAACCTCCCTCTCTCGGTAGCGCCTCGATGGCCAGGTATAGACCGGACTCGGGGCGGAGTTGCTCATCCTTACCCCGCTCGATGGGGGCTCGGTACCTCCTAGCCATGATGCTGATGAGGTAGCGACGTTGTGAGGTGCTCATGAGGTGCATCTCCAGTCGAGGAACATCACCAGCAGCCAGAAGATGATGGGAGCTAGCGCCATGAGATCCCACCAGCGGCTGAGGCGGGCCGGGACATCACAGGGATACATCTGTCCACAGGGCATCCATTGCCTCCTCTAGTGCCATCTTGCGTCGGTTGCGTTGGGCTCGCTCCGCTCGGCGGGCGTTGATTTTCTCTCGGATCTCCCGTAGCCTAGCGAGGAATTCAGCCTTTGTCTTTGCCTTCGCCATGGTCATCCTTCCTGTACGCATGATGTACAGCGAGGGAGTAGCAGAGGGCAAGCAGAATCGACTGGTATAGGTTGCCCTGGTACTCTGGGAGCCAGAAGAGAGGCACCGTGGCCAGCCACAGAACCATGAGGCGAAAATCACGCATGGGAGTTATCCCTTCACCAGGGTGGCGGATGGAAGCTGGGCCCTCTCCTTAGGCCAGTCCCTGCTTTTCTCAAACCAACACGGACGATTGCAACTGTCAAGACAGAATTCCTGGGTGACAACGACACGGCGGGGCCACCAGAAGAAGGCGTACCCATCGCCAACCTTCGTCCACCCCCACACGAAACCCAAGGCCTCGCGTGTATCGCCAAGCTTGAAGATAGCAGGAAGCTTACTAGCCATAGTATTGCCGCCTCCATTGCGGCTCAGTGGCGGATCGGTGCCTTGGTGTTACGAGCCGTCGTACCACGGGCGCGGCGACGCGGCGGGGGAGTGGTCTGGGTGACCGGTCGCGGGGTAACGGGGGCCACGGGAAAGGGCTTGGCAGCGGGCTCCTCATCAACCATCACGGGGGTCAGCTCGTCGGGGGTGGTGGTGAAGCTACCGGCGCGGACCAGCATCGAGTCCGCCAAGGGAACCACGTTGACCTGAATGGGGAATCCGGGCTGATTGATCGGGGCCGCCAGCTCCACCATATGGACGTGGACCGGGCCCAGCTGGGTGTAGATGGTGCCATGACCCACCACGCGACCCACCACCTGTCCATCCACCGCGGAGACCATCTCCCCGATGTCGAAGGGGCCGGTCTTGCGCTTGGGGCGACGGGCGATGGCGGCCGCTCGCATCGTGGCGCGCATCTCCTTCTGGAGACTCACCGTGGCATCGTGGTCAGCTCGGGCCTCGCTGATCATGGCGCGAGCGAGAACAGTGGATGCGAATCGCTTGGGGCCGCCGGGGACGGACCCGTTACCCACGTGGCCGGGGCCAGCTTCCGCTCTGCCGACGGCGATAGACCATTGACTGTCCTCGGTGACGCGAAGGTGCACCTCATGGGGACCGGTAGCCGCGTCGAGGGACTGAGAGAGATCGCGAAGGGACTTGGCAACGTTCTGAATGGAGGGAAAGCGCATGGGAGAACCTCAGAAATGCTCGTTGGCATTAGCGAACGCGTGGGAACATCGGATCCCTACGTGGCCCGCGGGGTTAGATCATGGGGCCCGATGCCCCAAGTCCCGCCCTTATGTTGTTGATCGTATGGTGCCTCTAGGTGGAGTCGAACCACCGTCCGCCTCTTACTCGCGCCCTGGGAGGATACGCGATTGGGAGGCCGCTCGGCCAATTCTGAGCTATAGAGGCAGAGGGGATCAATTCCCCGTGGTCATGATCGGATGAGCCACCATGCAACGCACCCAGGGCTCCGCGAGGTGATCGCACTGGCCGGTGCCCGACACGCTGCAGTCGCTGTAGTCGTCGAGCGCCTGGCAGAGCAGGATCTCGTGTACTTCGTCGGCACAGTCCTGGAAGCTGCGCGCCATCAGGTTGTTGCACTGCTCGCGGCAGGTGACCCGTGGCGGCTCGGTGCCGGGGCACGCATCCCGCTCCCTAAGGCAGCCGGTAACGCAGAGATCGATCTCCGCGTTGAGGTTGTACTCATTCTCCGAGGTGGAGCCATTGTCGCAGCACCCCGGCAGAATGGCTAGCATAGCGGAGAAAAGGCGAGGTAGAGAGCGCATCTAGTTGCCTTCCTTGCTGATTGGTTTGACCACCACGATGGTGACGCCATCCCGCGCCGGGCACCAGTGAGGTGGTCGCACCGCCTCGTCGATATCGTAGAGGCCCCGATGCATCACCTGGCAGACACCCCCGGCTACGTCACGCCAGGACTTGAAGCAGGGGCACTCGCGGCAGTTGTTAGGCTTGAGTAGCATCGTCCTCCTCGTGACATTCGGCAAGGTCCGACAGGCCCTCGTCGTCGAACCCGCTGTCCCGGGAGTTGCCTTCCCTGTCGTGGCTGGCATCGTGGCAGCATAGGCTGATGGCTGAGAAGAGAGACGCGTTGCCATCGATGCTTTGGTGACCGGGGACGTAGACCAGGCCGTAGGGGGCTGCGCCCGTATCGTACACCAGGGCCTCATCCTCGTGAATGGTGACTCTGATGCCGCTCTTGCCCATGCGATCCACGTGCGGCGTCTCGTACAGGGAGATGGTCCACTTGCCCATCTCCACGGTTCGCATCGCGTCGGGGTGCGGAATGTCGAGATCTCTCATGGGAGTATCCTTTCGTGCCTAGCGGCTAGTGCTCTTGTGGGGACTCGAACCCTCATTTTCGGCCTTCATGGCCTACTCACCGTTCCTGGACAAGAGCGAAGATAGTGCAGTCCGGCCCTCGTGTCAACCCCTCGGTGCACTCTCTTTATGGCCTGCCGCTTGCACACTCGGCCAGTGATCCGGCGACCCGGGACCATTGGCATTGTGGCTGCATTGCAGGCTCGGAGAGCGGTAGCGTTGATGACACTCGGGCTCTCAGCTCGTGACAAGGGCCTCCCTAGCCTACACGACGCTTACTAGGCATCGCGCGATCTAGATCGTAGGGCAATGTCCGATGCTGTGCGGGGTACTGGTCCCCCTCCTGGTGAGCTACATGGCTTCGCCTTAACAGGCTCGCTAGTGGCGCTCATTGCTCTCTCAGATGTATCGACCCTCGCCTTTACGCTTAGGGCTAGGCTCTGGAGATCAGCCTAGAGGTTGATGGGGCTACAGATCACGCCGGGTAGCCAGCGGGCTCCGCATATGGGTGGCCTGTAGGGATCCAGAGTGAGTTATGTCACTACATGATCCCGTTGCCATCCCATTTCGATCTTGCCAGGGATCTCTTCAGTGCGGGGACTTCAGCAGCGGTACCAGCATCTCGCTCGCTCGTGCGTACCAGAGGAACACAGAGGGGCGGAGTTGCCAGACGCTCCCGGGGATTGCCGCCGGGCCCCTGGTGAAGCTGAGGACCACGATCCCGTCCTCCGCCAGCCGCTCCTCCCTCCAGCTACTCGAAGATCGAGGGGATGCCATCGATGTTCCTCCGTGCCTTGTCCTCTTCGATCAGGAGATCGTTCTCGGTACCTCTGAGTAGCCGGCTGGCCTGGACGAACCACGTGCGGCCCACCTGCGGCCACTCCTCGATCTGCACGATCGGACCCTCGGGCGGATCTGGATAGAAGTCCATCGGTTGCGGGGTGATCGTGTTGCCCAGCTGATCGAACCGGGTGAACTTGCCATCGAGGGTCATCTCGGCTACCAGATACTTGGCCATAGGATCGATCATCAGTTGATCTCCTCGTTACTGTCGTTGCCCGTGAGGCGTTGGTGGAGTGCGCGTTCGGCTGCGTCGTAGAGAGCCCGCTTCTCGGCCCCCGTGCAGCTCACCGCGCTCTTCTCGACGATAGCATCGATGCGCTGGCGGAGCGGCCGGGACATCTGGGCCACCATGAAGGTCGCATCCTCCTCGGTGAGATCCTCGCGGTAGATGGCGTGACCGAGATCACGTCCCTGCCACGCAGCCTCTTTGAGCAGCTCGTTCAGCTCGGTGTCCCTCATCTCCAGACCATCCTACTCTCGCGGTTGCCCGCGGTCAAGGGAAATCGACAGTGCTCAGCGGGGCCAGGTCGGCATCGGGGTGCCGTGCATGATCCGGGCCACCTGCTCACCACCCTCCAGCTCGGCGATCAGATCGAGGCCACCGGAGCTGAATGCGAGAACCGCAGCGGTGATCTCGGCGCGGGTCGGCTTGGCAAGACGCATGCCACGAGCGGGCTTGCGGCAATCGGGAGTCGCGAGCTGATCAGGGGTGCAGGCGACGGTCGGCATGGTCTGCATCGAGTGGCGCATGACCTCCTCTAGTGCAGCTCCGGTGCCAGGTCGAGAGGCGGGATCGCGTCGCCAGGAACCCAATGATTCCGCAGGGGGCTACAGACCTCTGTAGTCAACGACTCCACTTGGATCTGGCATGGGGGTTGCCGTTGAGTGATCATGCGGGGTTGGCAGGGTGACTTGATCGACTACAGGCGGGGCAGATCGCTACAGTGCAGGATCTGCAGTGAGCCAGCTTACGATCTGGACGGCTAGCAACCCTCGTGCCAGGGGTCTACAGCCCCCAGATCCCATCAACATGCAGGATCTATGCCCGATCGGCTGGGGTCTATGGACCAGGGGTGGGTTTCCCCGGGGAATTTGGCACGGGTTTTGCTCTACGCCACGCGCGGAGTCACAATTTTCAGACCGACCCTAGCTAAGTTATTGGGGTCCCCAGCCCCCAATTCCCAAAGCATCGCCTAGCTTTGCCCAATCTCCACCCTCAGAAATAACGCACAAGGTCACAACCAGAGATCAAGTACTTACACCTATGACGCATCGCAGCTATGTGACAGTTGTGTGACAGTTCTGTCATCTCACGCTGTACCCCCCTTGACAGCCTAATTTTTAGTGGTTACATTGTATATGTACCTGATTCTGAGAGCCCACGCGGCGACTGAGCGAGGGTGCCCACGGGTACCCGCTCTGGATACCAGCTGCACCGGGCTGGCGCGAGGGCTGCCGAGTCGCCAGCGGGCCCCGCGGCCCTGGAGCGGCTGGGAGTGGAGCGCGCGGAGGGAGTCGAGGCTGCAGGTGGACGGGGCGCGCGTTGGGCATAGTCGCTCGTACCTCGCTCCCCCGGGTGCCTCGTTACCTCGGCCCCGGGATAGTGGAGCTGGTGGCAATGACGGAGTCAGGCCGGAGGCGCGGCTCTGCGAGTAGCCACGATAACCTGAGCAGCGGAGAAGAAGAGAGGCGGGTAGAGGGTCAAGTCCTCCCTGCCTCTTCGTGTATTTACCTATCGGATTGGATGAGGATGAGTAGACCAGCGAATTGGACGGAAGAGGAGCGCATCGAGGCCACCATAACGGCGCAGGGACGTGCCGCTGACCTCGAGAGGATGCTGGACCAGCAGCTGAGGATGATCCGCACCATGCAGGAGCGCGTCAACCGGGAGATGATCTCGATCGACGGCGGCTCCGGGGAGTTCGCGGATCGGCAGGTGGTGGTAAAAATGACGGCTATCACCGGGATGCTGGAGAAGGCGGCGAAAACTAAGATTGATCTTGCGAAGGCCTATGAGAAGCTGGACCAGATCATGTCGCCTACCAAACGCATCAACGAGATGCTGAAGTTCATGCTGGGGCAGGAGCCTCGGGTTCGCACCGACTTCCTGGAGCGCCTGGCCAAGGGTCACGAGGACCAGAAGAAGCTGGCCAGGAACAAGATGGCGCCGCACACCGCGGTCAGTAAGATCCTGGAGACCATCCAGGCGGAGCGCAGGGGTGAGTCCGGGGAGCACGCGTGGAAAGAGGATCCGGATGAATGAGCTGGCGTCAGCGGTCACCATTCGCCCCGCGGTCCCTGAGGATTTCAACTTCATCCTGGACGGCTGGATCCGTTCCTGGCGCACCTCACCCTGGGCCGGCTGCATCCCCAACAACATGATCTGGGAGGTCACCCGGTCCTGCATCGCGGGGCTCATGACCCGGGGGGCTCGAGTCGACGTGGCCGAGGTGGCGAAGAGTGACGGTGGCAAGCGGCTGGTGGGCTTCGTGTGCTACGAGGCGCCGGACCTGCTCCACTACGTCTTCGTCAAGAAGACCGGCTTCCGGGGCTTCGGCATCGGTCGCCTCCTCTTCAACCACGTGATGGATACCCTGGGCATCCGGGTGGGGAGATTCACCCACCGGACCAATGGATGCGCCCCCCTGTTTGACTTCGGCTGGACGTGGGACCCGGTGTCTCCGCGTAAGGAGAGAGACTGATGGCTCGCGTCGCACAAAGTGAAATTGAATTCAGTTTCGGCTGTGTGGTCCGTATCCCCGGGAAACGGACGCCGCTCAGCATCGTGACCTACGAGGATGTGAAGGTGCTGGATGTGGACGAGGAGCTGGGGGTCGCCTACGTGGGTGGCGACCGGTACTCGATCCACAGTGGCGAGATCCGGCGATGGCGTCCCCTCAGCTCCGATGCCAACAAGATCGCTGAGAAGAAGAAAGCGGAAGGCAAGAAGTGAGCTTCGAGGGGGTTCTTGACGCTGGCCTGATCCGTACCGGAGGCTTGGCGCTCAACAGTGAGCAGCTGCTGGCCGCTGGGGAGCAACGGGCTCGGGACATTTTCAATTCCCTGGCCCATGTCCAGCAGCAGATGATCCTGGATGACAACCCGTGGGTGAGCGCCCTGTGCCCCCGCCGCGTGGGTAAGAGCTTCATGGCGTCCTCCGCGGCTCTTATCACGGGCGAAGCCAACCCAGGGAGCATGGTGCTCATCATCTCCCTGACCCTGAAGGCTCTCAAGCGTAACTTCTGGCATGGCTCGCGGAGCGGAATCCCGTTCCTCGACCGGAAGCACAGCCTGGGCCTGGAGTTCAACTCCACGGAACTCCGCTGGCAACATCAAAACGGCTCCGTGGGTTACCTGCTGGGTGCCGAGGATCGCCAGGCCATCGAGTACATCCGCGGCATGGAGGCGGATCTCTACATTATCGATGAGTGCAAGAGCTTCCCTCCCGCCATTCTCGATGAGCTGATCACGGATGTCCTTGCCCCGCAGCGTATCTCGCGTAAGGGCCGCATCATGATGATCGGAACCCCAGGCTCCATCTTCGCGGGCCCCTTCTGGCAGGCAACGTGCACCGATGCCGTCAATGAGGAGGAGGGGCACAAGGACGAGGGAAAGCCCTGGCTGGTTCCCTACGGCAAGGATGACCCCTGGGGTCGGCCCCGTAAGTTCCTGTGGAGCTTTCACCACTGGAGCCTGAGGGACAATGAACACATGCCGCACCAGTGGCAGGAGGCCCTGGACCTCAAGGAGCTGAAGGGCTGGAGTGACGATCATCCCACCTGGCAGCGCGAGTACCTGGGTCGCTGGATTCCCGCGGCGGAGGGCCTGGTCTATAACTACATGGACCAGAAGCGGAAGGCGGAGCACTCGGTCACCTGGCGCCCGAACCGCACAGATACTAATCCCACCGGCCTCCCCGAGGAGGGTGCCCCATGGCACCTAGTGATGGGCCTGGACGTAGGCTTCCATGATCCCACCGCCATCACGGTGGCCGCCTGGAGCGAGACGCTGGGGGAACTCCGCCACGTCTACGATGAGAAGCACCCGCACCTCCTGATCGATCAGGTGGTGGATCTGGTCCAGAATACCATCGAGCGCTTCGGTCGCCCCGAGGTGATTGCGGTGGATACCGGCGGCTCCATGGCGAAGAGCTTCGCCGAGACGCTGATCCAGCGCTACGGGCTCCCTGTCGTTCCTGCCAAGAAGCAGGAGAAGAACGACTACATCGAGATGATGAACTCGGACTTCACCCTGGGCCGCATCAGGATCATCCCTGGCACGGACCTGGAGGATCAGCTCTGCTCCGTACAGTGGGATCTGGCCAAGGGCGCCAAGGGGGAGCTGGCCCACAAGAACAAGCTGTTCGAGGACAAGGCCTGCCCCAACGATGTCACGGACAGCTTCCTGTACCTGTGGCGCGAGTGCTACCACCACTTTGCGAAAGCGAAGCCGAAGGAGGCTGCGATCCCTGGCACCTACGAGTGGTGGGTGGAGCGGGAAGCGGCACAGCTCGCTCAGGCCCGTCAGGCCCACACCCTCGACATGGACGCCCGTCGCCGCGGCACCAGTAAAATGCTGACCCGGGACAACCTCCCCTTCGGATCCAAGCAGCCAACCTACCTTACCTTCAACGAGGACTAGCGTTAGATGACCAACGACCAGCTCGAGGTGCTCGAGGAACTTCTGGACAGCCTGGAACGCCGCGGTCTGGCCGTGCATAGGGTCAAATTCGGCGATGTGGAGCTGGAGTTCTCCCAGGAGCCACAGAAAGCCCAGAGTCCGCCACAAACAGCTCCCTGGGCTCCCCTTCCCAGACCCCAAGTCGAAGCGAAGGAGCCTGTACCCAGCATTCCAGACCCCTACGGAGCCTCATCCCTGTGGCCCGGGGGTATCCGCCCCTCATTCCCCAGCCCCAATAAGCCGGAGGGTAGCCTGTGACCTACGTGGATGACGTCACGAGCCCCCTGGTTCCCTGGTGGGAGGAGGACGAGGACTTCAAGGGGCTGTCCAAGGAGCAGATCGAGGAGAAGCGGGCGCAGCACCTGGTGGCTGAGACCGCCGCCATTGAGCAGCGGCAGCGTTCCCTCCACGAATTGAACCTCTGGAACGCCACGCTCTACTCCAATCGGCAGCTCCAGGGCTTCTTCTGGGGTGCCAACCAGATGGCGCAGGAGTCCGCGTGGACCCCCAGCAACCTGGTGACCGAGAATCTGGTGCTCTCCATCGGCGATGCGATGCTGTCGCGTGCCGCCACGAGCCCCACCCGCGTCGTTCCCACCCCCCGAGGCGCCGATTTCAGCGTCTACCAGCTGGTTCGCAAGCTGGATCGGTGGCTGTCGGGCATGTGGCGGGATCTTAACATCGAGGACCTGCACCTCCAGCTGTTCCTGGACGCCTTCATCGCGGGCCACAGCGTCCTGAGGTACGACTGGGACCCCGAGAAGAAGAAGATCTGCGCGGAACGCGTGTTCTTCGACAACCTGGTGGTCGACAACACCGAGTGCACCAACACCGCGGAGCCCCGCACGGTCCGTATCCGGCAGATTGTCCCCGTCGCCTCCGTCTGCGAGCGCTACGGAGTCGAGTTCAGCAAGGAGGAGCTTGCTAGAGGATACACCAACTACCGTGCCGTGGGTGAGGGCTGGGTTCCCGTCGTGGAGGCCTGGCGCAAGGGTCCGGAGGGCCGGCACACGGTCGCCTGCTGCGGCAAGGTGCTGCTGGATGAGGAGTGGAACGAGGACTGGGTGCCCCTGGTCATGTTCTTCTGGTCCCCCTGGCAGGCGGGTTTCTACCGGGCCAGCGGTGTGGAGCAGGTGGTCCCCTACCAGATCCGCCTCAACGAGATCAACGAGGTGATCCGGGATGCGCAGGACCTGATGGCCCGCCCCCGCATCCTGGTTCACACCGGATCCGCCGTCGATGTCAACGCCATCGACAACGTGATTGGTCGCATCATCAAGTACACCGGCGTGAAACCAGAGGCGATGACCTGGGACGCCATTAGCGGGGAGCTGTACAACGAGCGGGATCGGCTGGTGCGATCCTGTTTTGAGTTCTTCGGCATGAGCCAGATGACGGCGCAGGCCCAGCTGCCTTCGGGGGTTCGCCTCGATAGCTCCGCCGCGGTCCGTGAGTTCCGGGTGCAAGAAGATCAGCGCTTCCTCCACCTCTGGCGCCGATTCGAGAAGCTGCGCATCGACTCTGCCCGGACTCTGATCCGGGTAATGACCCGCTACCAGGGCACCGCAAAGACCTACTGGTCCAATGGCCGTGGCTTCGGCGAGGAGATCGACTGGGGCGAGGTGAAGGATCTGGAGGAGAACTGCTACACCTGGTCCCTGGAGCCCACCAGCCTCACCAGCCAGACACCCGCGGCCAGGATGGACACCCTGAACACCTGGGTGGCCAACAACTGGATCACCCCGGAGCGGGCGGGTACCCTGAGCGGCAATCCCGATCTGGAGGGTGTGATGGCCATGGAGACCGCCACGGTGGACGACATCAAGGCGGTGGTGGAGAGCCTGGAGGCCGGCGAGTACGAGCCCCCGGATCCCACCCAGAACCTGGTGTTCGGGATTCCCTTCGTCACCAGCAACCTGGCCCGTCTCCGCCGGATGACCGCATCGGATCCCGCGGCGCTGGCCGTCGCCAAGGACAACCACGTCCGCTGGCTGCGTGCCGCTCTCGCAATCACCAACCCGGTCACGGATGCGGAGGAGGGTGCCATGTCACCGCTGCCCCCCGACCCGATGCCGATGGGTCTGGGTACCGGCCCCGTGCCTCCCGGCATGGGAGCCATGATGCCGATGCCCGGGGTGCAGCAGCGGATGGATATCCCCGCGCCGTCCCCCATGCCCGTACAGTAGTTCGCTCCGCTCACCTTCGTTCGCCCTAGCCCCTTAGCGCGCATTCACAAGGAATCTGAATAGACATGCCCGATTTCACCAATGAGCAGGCCGCCTTCAACCAGAGGGCCGCCGAGATTGCCTCCCAGCTGCTGACCCCCGATGGCCAGCCGAACCTCCCAGCCGCGGAGCCCGTTGCTGCGGTGGCTGAGGTCCCGGTGGATAACGCCCCGGCCCCATCCCCTCCGGTCGATCCGCCAGCTGCCGAGCCACCGTACATCCAGAAGCTCCTGGCCCGCATCGCGGATCTGGAGTCGACGGTCAGCGAGAGCCGGAAGCAATCCATCTACCAGCCGCCCACTCCCCAGGAGCAGGCGCGGCCCGCGGTTGATGTAAATCAGTTCAACACCAACCCCCTCGCCGCCATGCAGCAGCTCGGCATCGATGTGGAGAACGTCACCCGGCAACTTGTGGCCAACGCCCTCGGTAAGGACGCTCCCCCGGAGGTGCGGGCACAGGCAGCTGTGAGTGGCCAGTTGGCTAACATGCAGCGGGAACTCGCGGAGGCCAAGCAGGCGCTTGGAGCCCTCAACAACGAGCTTCGCCGAAGAGACTACTCCAATGACTTGCAGGAGTACGCCTCGGGTGTCGATGCCAGTAAGTTCCCCTCGGTCGCCGCCGCTCTCGGTCGCGACGCTAAGCGGACGCAGCAGGAGCTGATGCGCGTGGTCATTGATCATGCTCGTACCCCTGGCGTAACCGCGCCCCTCACCCCGGAGCAGGCCGTTGCGCAGCTGGAGAAGAACCTCAGCTGGCTCGGCATCGCTCCCCAACCCTCGCCCGGCGCACCGACCGCAGCCCCGGCCAACCCAGCCAACCCGACCGTACCGGCAGCCAAGCCACCCATCCCGAGCACCCTCAGCGGCGCTCCCTCCAAGCTAGCGTCCTCGGAGCTGACCTGGGAACAGAAGACCCAGGCGATCCTTGAGGAGACCAAGCGCAAATTCGGCATTGCGTGAGTCGTCGCGCTCACCTCTGCCTGATGAAAGATACGGTAATCTGAAATGGCTGCACCTGAAGCAACTGTAGCGGTACTCGTCGAGTACTTCAAGCGAACCTACTCTCTCCCCGAGCGCACGAATATGTCGATGCGCAAGCGGGTCACCCTCAATATGCTGCCCCGCAACGACCAGATGCTGGCGTCGGGTGAGGCATTCTTCGAGGTGATGGATGCCCTGAAGGCGGCATCCGCTAGCGCGACCTTCGCCAACGGCATGACGGACTACACCCCGTCGAAGGCCTACCGGTGGCTGGTCAGCGGCCCCAAGTCGATGTACGGCCGCATCACCATCTCCGGTCTGACTCTCGCGCAGAGCCCGGCGGGAGCCTTGATCAACGTCAAGTCCGCGGAAGCCGACCGCGAGACCGACTACATGCTGGAGCGCCTGGAGCAGATCGTCTGGGGCGACGGCGCCGCGAACATCGGTCGCATCGCGGCTGCGGGCCTCGGCGGTACCGCGGCTACCCGTGTCCTCACGCTGGCCACCATCGAGGACGCCTACAACTTCCAGTACGGCCAGTACCTGCAGGCCAACCCGAACCGCACCGGTAACTCGGGTACCCTGCGTGTCGACGTCTATAAGGTGACCGGTGTCAACTACGTCACCGGCGTCGTCACCGCGGACCGCTTCTCGGGTGCCGGCGGCGACTGGGCCAACAACGACTACATCTACATCCGCGGCGACTATGACTCGGTCAGCCCCGGTATCCCGGCGTTCATCCCGGCCTCGGATCCGACCTCGACCCCGTTCCTGGGTGTTGACCGGTCCCTGTGGCCCAACCATCTGGCCGGCTGGCGCTACACGTTCCAGGGCTCCATCGAGGAGACCATCAAGTTCACGTTCTCCCGTATGGGTCGTTTCGTTAACCGCGGTCTCTCGCGGTACGCGGTCTGCCTCTCCACGGCCGACTGGCTGACCCTGGAGCAGGAGCTGGGTGCCCGCATCGTGCGTGACCCGGTGGCGGAGCAGACGTTCGGTACCGGGGCCCTCCTGGTTCGTACGCCCTCTGGTACCGTTCCCTGCATCGCGATCCCGGTCCTCACCAGCGGCCGCGGCTACCTGATCGACTTCTCCACCTGGCGCTTCCACCACCTGAAGGGTGTGCCCCATGTGATGGACGATGATGGTACCACGGTGATCCGTCTGCCCGCCGAGGGCACCGGCTCGGGTGACGGTATCCAGATCTGGTTCCGCTGCTGGTACCACCTGACCTGCGTCTACCCGATCGCCAACGCCACCTTCCAGACGGCGTGAGCCTGTAGAAAGCGAGTATACACATGGCTCTTGGTACTGTCAATGACGAGACCCAGTACGCTCGTCGCGTCCTCATCCTCCGTGGCCGGTTCCGCATCAACGGCACCACCACCCCCGATGAGATTCGCGATGGTAAGTCGGGTATCGTCCTCTCCGTGGCCCGCAACTCCGCGGGTCTCTTCACCGTGACCCTCAAGCCGTCGTTCCCAATCCCCAAGCAGGCGACGTTCTCCATGGCGGCGCTGCAGCAGGCTGCGGCTCCCACTGCCTACGCGGTGGCTGCCATGGTCCGCGACACCTACGATCCGGTGGCCCGCACCTTCCAGGTTGCCACCCGCCGAATCACGGGTCCCGCCACCAACGACCCCGATGACAACGATGTGGTGGATTTCACCATTATCGGCCCCGCCATCGACGCCTTCAAGGACCCGCTCTGAGTGAGGCGCTAGCCGAACTAGGGCAATGACACAGGAGACCCAGTGTTTGTAAGTACCACCGAGGCGCTGGCCCGGATGCGGGCGCATCTAGATGCCGATGAGGTTGCCGTCAAGCAGTGGATCTCCGATGGCACTGCTCTGTACTGGCTCAATCAGGGCCTGAGCAAATTCCACCGACGCCTGATCCGCGCGGGGCTGGTGCATCCGACTCACAGTGAGTTCGATCAGAGCAGCTTCAACGCGGCGGGTAAGATGCAGATTGGCTACGATCCAGGTAACCCGGCGGGCGCTGAGCCGGTTGTGATCTACTGGGTGGCGGAGGTTAACTCCGATGGCACCCTCCGGTACCTGGTCCCCAGCCAGCAGAGCTACGGTCCCGTGCCGCTGGAGACCCAGACAGGTACCCGGGGCTCCGCTACCACCTGGTGGCTGGAGCGTGCCGAGGAGGACCTGGGCAGCGGCGGCTACAACGTGGTGCTCAACCCATCCCCCACCACCGGCACCTACCGTGTCGCCTGGCAGCCGCGGCTACCGGAGATGGTGCTCGCCACCGTGACCCCGGGGCCAGGGCAGCTGGCCGGTTTCCACTCGCCGGTGGGGCTGGAGGAGTTCCCCATTCTCCACGCGATCCGCATGGGGTTTGCCCGTGCCGGTGAGATGCCCCCGTCGGTCACCCAGATGCTGGCGGAGGCCGAGGCGGAGCTGGAGCTGGCGGCGCAGCAGCTGATGCAGGCGCAGGGTCCCGCCGTGAGGAACATGGACCCCAAGATGCGAGGATGGCCTCGCCGCTCCTCCATCGCCAGCCAGAACGCAATCACCCATGCCCCCACCAGCTGGTGGTGGGTGGGTGGGTGAATGGGTAGATCGTGGCCGCCCCCAAATTGCCGCTCCTGCGGCGCCTCGCTGACATGGCCGCGGACCTGGTGGCCCGTGAGACCAGCGACTTCCTGCAGCGCCTCATCGATCAGCCCCGGCTCTGGGGTAACCGCATCGAGGTGACTTTCCCCGGTGCCACGGAGCTTCGTGTCACCCATGGCCTGGGTCGCATCCCCGAGGGCTACATCGTGGAGGGCCGTACCGCCGACATCCGCCTCTACGACGGCACCACCGCCGCCAGCTCCACCGTCCTACCACTCCGCTCCACCGGCGCCGGCACCTTCCGGCTCTGGGTATTCTAATCTTCCGAGGATACATGCCAGGTACACCGCTCAATCTCAACTACCCCGTGGTGGGGGACACCACCTCGGTCGCCGTTGCCAAGCTGGTTGCCATTCTCCAGGCGTTCCAGGCGGACATCGAGCCCAAGATCCTGCCCAGCGAATTCTCCTGGACCTCGGACCTCAGTGCCCAGGGCCATGCGCTGAGCAGCCTGTCGAAGGTGCAGCTGGATAACCTTGCTAGCGCCGTGGGTCTCCCCACCGGCACCCTGTACATGCAGTCGGGTGACCTCTTCGTACAGACCAGCAACGGTGCCGTTCGCCTGACCCTCAACGGCCAGATCAACGCCAGCGGCCTGGGCGGCATCAGCGGTGACTTCGGTGGCACCAACCCGGCGCGGGTCACCTACACGGACCTCACCGACACCTACAGCTTCACCGGCGACACCAACGATTACTCGGATCTCGAGTGCCAGCTGGTCAAGCTGCGCAACAACGGTAACTGGACCACGCTGAAGGCGGACCCAGCGCAGAACACGGCGCAGACCTGGCAGCTGGGGGCCCCCAATGCCAGTGGCCTGGCGGTGCTCCGGCAGACCAACGCGGGGCTGGTGCAGTCGTCGGGTACCGTGGATCAGGATCTGCCCATGAGTGGATCCATCAGCTTCTCCGGCAGCGGCAAGATCAAGCACGGTAACTTCGTCATCAGCGACAAGCCCCGGGTCCTCTTCGCGGGCGGCGGTGTCACCTACAACCAAGCCCTCACCTCGGTCCAGATCACGGGTGGCGCCCCGGGTGACATCTACTTCTACCTGCCTCCCCTGGAGACCTGGCGTCGCTACATCTCGGTCACCATCTACTACAGCAAGACCACGGCGGGAACCCTGGAGCTGGAACTGTTCAGCCACGATGCCACCGCCGTCTCGGTGATCCCGGTGAGTGAGTCGTTGACCCCCACCACCAACACGGTGGGTCTCGGCTCCCTCTCTGTCAGCTTCACCACCCCGCAGAACTTTGTAGCTAACAAGACCTACCATGTCCGCATCAAGCTGCCCGCCGTCAATGACACGGTGCGCCTGATCGCCGGCCTGTTCGACTCGGTGTGACTTTGAGGAGACCCCATGGCCGGTGAGCGCAACGGAAACAGCGAGCAGCACAGCATCACCAAGGGCCCCTTCTCCATCCCGGTGGGTACCGCTGGCGTGGATCTTAGGGAGGGAGCCGCATCCCGCTCCCCGGTGGCGCTCAGGGAGTTACTCAACGGTATGTTCCTCCATGACAGGGCCATCGCGAAGAGGAACGGGCACATCGCGGCGCCCATGATCAGCTACGATGACTACCCGCAGGTGGACGTTGAGGAGGTTCGCCCCTGGCTGTACGGGTGGGGTGACATGACGTACCAGGGGTTCCCTGCGGCTCCCGTGAAGCCTCCCTACATGCCCCGGCAGACGCGGGGCGGCGGCATTAGTGTCCTGGGGGATAGCCTGGTGGGCTGGACCGGGGACCGCTTCCTGGTTCGCCGCGACGACAGCGAGCGCTGGCTGGATAGCCGAGGCATCCCCGCCTACCTGCCCACCTCCGTGGAGGATCGATGGGATCTGGGTACCAGCCACGGCGAGTACACGGATGCCGCGGTGAGCCCCACCAACATCGCCATCGTCTACAAGCGGTCGGGCCGCCTCTACGCCAGTGTCCGCCACCGGGGGACGGGTGCCTGGATTCTGCGGGATCTGGAGATCAGCGCCTCCGCCGGCAGCCCCTCGGTGGGCAACGGCACCGTGGTCTACAGCAACGGGTACTTCGTGGCGCTCTGGACCGATGGCACCAACCTGTTCCGTAGCTACGCCAACGACTTCAACCCGGAGACCTGGGTGCAGGGGACCGCCGTGGCCAACTGCTCCGGGCAGTTCGATGTGGATGTCATCAGCGACTCTGACTTCATCGTCGGTTGGCGGGATGGCAGCCAGATCAAGATCGGGTACTGGCACGGCTTCTCCCAGACCAGCGTCCCCGCCAGCTCCGGCACCGTGCTCACGACGGGCGGTGCCACCCCCAATGGGCAGGTGGCCATCTGCAAGGGCCGTGACGGATACATCGGCGTCGCCTGGGGCCATGCGGCGGGGGCCAACTGCGGCGTGTTCACCGAGGCCGGCGCCATGCTCATCAACACGGTGTCCCTCAGCGCCACGGTGCCGGACCGGCTGGCTGTCGCGGGCCACTGGAACTACGATAGCTCCTCCCGCCCCCAGTTCACCGCCTTCGCGGAGGTGGCGCCGGGCAGCGTGACGCAGGTGCAATCGCGCCAGTTCACGCCGATCGGGGCCCCTGTCAACTTCCCTGTGAGGTACCACTGCTACCTCGCTACGCGGGCATTCCGGGTGGGGGACAACGTGATGGTGGGGCTGCAGCTGAGCCCCCGCGCCCCCTCCAGCGGCTCCGTGCAGGACTTCATCTACCTGCTCACCCAGCCGTCCACCGGGGCTCGTGCCTCCACCATCGGCGCCTGGTGCCGAGGCGAGACGGCGGGCGTGACCCCAGCCACCAGCAGCCACCTGATGGGGGTTCGCCCCGAGCCGGGCCAGAGGTACGGGGCCCTGGATTCCCCCTCCACCGCCAAGTGGATCACCACAGCCACCAGGACCCGCTTCTTCCCGGGGCTGCTGGTCGACTACCAACCGACTATCATCAGCCTCGACTTCCTGCCTCCCCTCCGAGCCGCTCAGTTCGGGGCCGCCCTCTACTGCGCCGGTAGCGTGGTCCAGGCCTTCGACGGATACCAGTGCCTGGAGGCGGGGTTGCTGGAGTACCCGGAGGTGACGGGGGTCACCAGCAAGAATTCCACCGGGTCCCTCACCCCGGGTGCTGTCCGCAGCTACCGGGTGTATGCGGTTCGTCGCAACGCCTCCGGTGAGATCTCCATGAGCCCCGCGGAGAGCTTCACGGCGCCGGCGGTGGGTGGCGGCAACAACACCAACACCGTCACCTTCACCAGCAACATGAGTGCCTCGGGTACCGACGTCTACTTCGAGATCTACGGCACCGACACCAGCCTATCGAGTGGCTCCGCGTACTACCTGGTTGCCAGCAACATCCCCAACACCGCGTCCAACACCATCAGCTTCGACGACGGCACCCCCGACTCCACGCTGCGGAACCTCCCCACGGATCCGCGAGCCGCACAGGTGGGTGCCGCCAGCGAGCTGCTGGAGTTCGCGCTCCCCGGTTGCACCACGCTGACCGCCTCGGGGGATCGCCTCTTCTTCTCAGGTGGCAGCCTGGTTCCTGGCCGCGTCGCCTTCACCAAGTTGCGGGAGGACGGGGAGCAGGCGGGATGGGATCAGGGGGCCGGCTTCGTGGATCTCGATGCCACGGGCCACGAGATCACGTCCCTCTGCCCCTTCAACTCCTCCATGATGGCCTTCCAGCGGGATGCCATCTACGCGGTGACGGGGGATGGCCCGGATAACTTCGGCAGCGGCTCCTTCCGTCCCCAACTGGTGATCCCGGGCACCGGGGCCCTGAACCACCAGGGGACGGGGCTCTGCGAGGCGGGGCTGGTGTTCTGGAGCGACAGCGGCCCGCGGCTGCTGACCCATGGCTTCGGGATCGAGGACATCAGCCAGGAGGTGGAGCCACTGGCTCGGGAGCTGGGCTCGATGGTCACCGGTTGCGTGGTGAATGGCCAGAGCCGCGAGGTCCGCTGGTACACCTCGGATGGCCGGGCCCTGATGTGGGACTACTCGATGCGGGGGCCTCTCGGTAACCGGTGGGCCGTGTGGTTCCCGCTGCGAGCTGCGGGTGCCGTGTACTACCCGAAGTCCCGTGGCGCGGTGATTGTGCAGCCGGATGGCATGGTGCTGGTGGAGGATACCAGCGCCGAGACGGATGGCGGCAACCACTACGAGTTCGCCTTCTGGACCGGGGATCTGCGGCCCACGGAGCTGCTGCAGGGCGACAACCGCTTCAAGTGGCTCTCCCTCACCGGCGAGTACCGTGGCCCCCATGAGCTGGGGATTTGGACCTACTACGATGGTGCCCCCAACTGGGATGACTTCTGCACCTGGGACCCAACCACCCACCTGTCGGTTGTGGAATGGGGATCAGGGACAGGCACCTGGGACACGGACCCCACGCTATGGGTGGATCCCAGCGTCCAGTCCCCCGACGGCGTGTACCGATTCCGGCGACGACTGCCCCGGGACAAGGGAGCCCTCATCAGCTTCCGGTTCAGTGATCAGGGGGCACCCAACAATAGCTTCATCGTCAATGAGGTGGCGGTGGAACTCGGCATGGAGACTGGGCTGACTAACACTCCGCCCCGGACTTTTGGAGGTACCTAATGGGTAGAGGTGGAGATACAGCACAAGGAGCCCTCGGCGGCGCCATGACCGGTGCCGCGGCGGGATCCGCGGCGGGACCCTACGGGGCCCTGATTGGTGGTGCCATCGGCGCCATCGGTGGCGGCCTCATGGGCTACTTCGGTAGCTCCGGCGGCCAGAAGTACGATGAGGTGCTGCGGCAGCGGCTTCTTCAGCTGGAGAAGGATTTCGCCAAGAGCGGACCCGCGGCGCAGGCGGGGTACAGTGACTTCCGCAAGAACCAGGCGGCACTGATCGCGCAGCAGGAGGCAATGGCCCGAGGCGAGGGTCCCTCGGCGGCCGCGATGCAGATGCGGGAAGCCATGGACCGGGCCACCGCTGCCCAGTCGTCCCTTGCCGCCGGCTCCATTGGCCACGGTGTCAATGCCGGCGCGGCGCTGCTCGCGGCTAGGAACAACGCCATGGCCATCCAGAGCCAGGGGGCCCGGGACCTGGGCCTGATGCGCGTCAATGAGCAGCTGGGGGCCATTGGGCTCCTGGGAAATACCATCAACCAGGGCCGCGCGGGGGATGAGGCGGTCAACATGTTCAATGCCCATGAGCAGAACGCGCAGGCGGCCAACATCCGTAGCCAGCAGCTGGCGGCGCTCCAGGCGGCAGGTGGCACCGCGTACGGCGTCACCCCGTCCACCGGCGCCTCGATCCTGGCTGGCGGAGCTAGCGCCTACCCTGCCATTCTGCAGGCCACCGGCTCCACCCAGAATCAGCCGAATGCACCGCTGGGTACCCCCGGCATGAACCCCAACAACTTCACCGTCAATGGTGCCCCCGTCTGGCAGCCCAACCAGGCCGGTATGCCGAGTGACTACGCGATCAGCAATCCGTACCAGACCGGATTCAACCCGAAGCCGTAAGGAGACCCAGTGCCCTGGCAGTTTGTTCCCGATGAGAATGATGTGGCGGTGGCTGCCGCGGCGCAGGACCCTGTAGTCAAGCCACAGGAGCAGGCGCTCCCCCCGTACGCCTCCGCTGCTGCTCAGCCTCAGCCTCAGCCTCAGCCGGCTTCGCCAACTCCGCAGCCCGCCCCTACGCTCCCTACGTCAAGTGACCTGAATCAGCCACCTCCTATTCAGCCTGGACAATCCCACGGCTACTCGCAGAGCCAGGGGGAGTCCGGTTTCTCGCTGGGTCGCAACCAGGCGGTGAAGTCGACGCAGACGCGGCTGGATAGGAAGCAGAACCAGGCCTACGAGCAAGCCAACGACAGCTTCCATCGGGAAGCTCAGATGGCCGCCATCACCAACGAGTTCCAGCGGGAGGCGGTGGGGCAGCAGTCCCAGGTGATGAGTGAGCAGGAGGCGGCTCGTTCCTCGCTCTACCGGGAGCAGGCGCGCATGGCGTCCATGTTTGCTGCCGCAGAGGCAACCGCCGCTGATCTGGCCCGTGAGAGAACGGTACAATACCGTGCCCGATTCGAGCAGACCGCTGCTCAGGCTGCAGCGATGCAGGTGAATCCCGGCCTCAAGCTGTCCGCGGGTCAGGGCATGGGGTTGGCTGCCGCTCTTTTTGCCCAGGGATTCCTGGGTAGCCAGGGCATTCCGGTGGCTGATGTCCGGGGCATGGTGAGCAACATGGTGGACCGCAACATCCAGCTGCAGGAGCAGCAGATCGCGCAGGGTCATCAGCTGAGTGAGGACCAGGCGCGGCTGTGGCAGATGGCGAGAGCAGAAGCCTCGGATGATAGCGAGGCACGTACCCGGCTCCGTGGCTTGATGCTGGCGCAGGCCGCCACCGCCATGGACAGCGAGATGTCGAAGTACAACTCCCGTCTCGCCACCGCCAAGGGCATGGTTGCCTCCGCTGACCTGAGGGCCGAGCTGAATAAGACCCTGGGGCAGCTGACGGATCGCTACTTCAACCAGTACATGCAGCAGAGCGGTCTGGAGCTGGATCGATGGAAGGCGGAGGTGGCAGCCAGTCAGGAGTCGAAGAGAATTGCAATCGCGCAGCAGGAGGCCAACGCTAGAGCCTCGGCGGCGAAGGCTGCGGCCAATCCCCTGGGTGACGTCATCTTCGACACCAGCAAGAGCGGCAAGGGCCAGGCCAAGTGGATGGCGCTCCCCGGCACCAATCCCGAGACCAAGGACGAGATTCGCACCCGCGAGGCGGCTCAGTCGTCGCTCACGGATCGGTACCGTGCCTACGAGGACCTCAGCCGCGAGGCCGGGGAGGTCTACGGCGGCTGGGGCAAGGCGATGCTGAACGATAAGTTCGCGAGTCAGGTCCAGTCGTTCCGTGCGGGTCTAATCGCCGACTATGTGCTGGCTAAGTCGGGTAAGCAGGCGTCGGATGCAGAGCGCAAGGCCCTGGAGCAGCGCTTCCCCCTGGATACCTGGCTCAACCGGGATGGCCAGGAGAAGGTGCGGCTGATGATCAGCGACCTCACCAAGGAGGGAATCGACTCCGCGGATCGCTACATCGGGGCCCATGCTGTCGCCATCCCCGAGCAGGCTCGCGGTCAGTTCCCCACGGCAGGTATCAACCAGTACGCGCGAGGGGAGCTGACGGAGGCCGATGTCAAGGGTCAGCGGGATATTTCCCCGGTCAGCGACTTCTACAGCCGCCGCTCCGAGGAGGCCCGGGCCCCCCACTCGGATCTCACCGACCAGAGCATCAACGCTAAGCCGGGCAGCGACACCTGGCAGCAGTTCATCAAGGCGCAGAGCAAGTCGGGGACCCTGGACTCCATCGAGCCGTCGCTGCGGGATCCCAGCAATCGCTACGATAGCAACATCAAGCTGCTGAAGGGCATTGAGCCGAGCTACGCGTCGTCGATGGACTACCTGTACCATGACCTGCAGCGCAACATCGGCGCCCAGGACCCGGAGCAGCAGGCGAAGGCGCAGAGGGCCGCGGAGACACTGAAAGCGCTCGCTGAGGACACATCGCTCGGCTACAAGACCTACTACGCCGGGTACCTTCTGGACCAGCTGGGCATCCCGTACCAGGGTGCCACCGATACCGGCTTCCCCGCTGACAGTTCCCCGGCCCCTGTCGAGGGCTACTCCACCGAGGCGCCGCTTCGCACGCAGACTCGGAGAAAGTAATCAGTGCCTGACAATAGCGAGTACAAGTCGGCCCCGTCCATCAACATCACCTCGGAGAGCGGTCAGGTCCTCCCCGCCACTCCCGAGCAGCTGGAGTCCCTCAAGAGTCTCGGCTACACCAAGGAGACACCGCAGGCCGAGGGGGCTCGACTCACGGAGCATGCGGCGGAGAGCTACTACAGCTCCACCGGTCAGCAGATCGGGGCGGGGCTGGAAGGGGCCCTGTCCGGTGCTTCTCTGGGCATCTCTGATTGGCTGCTGGACAGTGAGGACCACAGAGCGAGGGCCAGGTACAACCCGGGAACCCGCCTAGCCGGGGAGCTGCTGGGTGCCACGCTGCCTGCTGTTCTCTCGGGTGGCGAGGGGCTGGCGGCTGAGATTGCGCGGCTCACGCCAACAGGGGCGGCGGCAGCCCTCTCGGGTAGGGCCCTGGGGGCTGGGACCAAGGCGGCTCTGGCACTTGAGGGTGCCATTCAGGGTACCGGTGCCGCGGCATCCCACGCCATCCTCAACAATGACCCCGTGACCGTGGAGGCCCTGGCGGCAGGGGCGGGCAGCGGCGCCCTCTTCGCCTACGGCCTTGGCTTGCTCTCTGGCGGCATCAACAAGGTCGCGGACCATGCGGAGGGGGCGCTATCGGAACGCCATGCTGAGGCTGCTAGAGCTGTTCTGAAGCGGGAGAACGTCAGTCTCCGCCAGTTCTCGGAACATGCTGCCGAATTCAACCAGGCGGTGGACCGTACCCTGAAGACGGTGGAGGCGGAGGTCACCCCTAAGCGGCTGGCTGCGCTCGTCAAGCAGACGGCAGCGGCGGCTGATGAGGTGAAGATCGCGGCTGCTGCCCAGGGACGTCCCGCTAATCACCTAAGCGAGCTGCTGCGTAGGGCACGATCCGGGGCCCTGGAGGGCGGGGAAGCCGGTGCCAACGCGGTCCGCGCCTACCAGACCGCTGTGAAGGAGGCGGCGGAGCGGGCGGGGGTCGAGGCCAACATCCCCACCATGGGCAGGCAGGCGGCGGAGGCGGTTGGTGAGATGGCTCAGCTGCGGGGTGCCCTCAAGCGGCTTCCCTCCTCCCCCGAGGAGCTGGCCCGGATGGGTGACGCGAAGGCGGGGGATCTCATCGAGAAACTTCGCCGTGGTCTCCCCGATAAGGGCAACGAGCTGGATGGGCTCCGGGCCGCCATGCGTGACAGCCTCGCGGGTACCCTCAAGGAGGCGGGGCTGCGCCCGACCAGTGACTCGGTGGATGGCCTGGTGGATGGGCTCAACGCCTACCGGCTGCAGCTGAAGAAGGTTGCGGCCACCGTCGATAGCCACGTCGCTGCCGATGTCCACAAGGGCTCCACGTTCCTGGGTCTAATTGGCAAGACCGCGAAGCTGGCTGCCGCTAGGAAGGCCGGGGCTGTCGCCAGAGCCGCGGGTGCCGGGGTGGGTCTCTCTGCCCTCGCCTACCATGCCGGCGGCCTCTCGACGGGCGCCGTGGTAGCGGAACTCATGGGGCTCCGTGCGGCAGCCATGGGCCACGTGGAGGAGTTGGTGGCGAAGATCGCTCCGGTTGCCTCCCGCTCCGTCAAGCGAATGGCTCCCGTCACCGAGCGGCTGCGGGAGCGGCTGGATGGCAGCAGGGACGACGCGAAGAATCCGCGGGTCCTCGCCGCCAACCGGGCCCGGGAAATCGTGGCCATGCAGCAGGTGGCCCCCGATGCCTCCTTCTCCGCCGCGGAACCGCTCCAGTCGGTGGATCCGGAGCTGGCGCTCAAGATGAGCCAGCAGCTGATGGCGGGGCTGCAGCATCTGGGTAAGGTGGCTCCCCGGGACCCAGGGGCCACCAACAACTTCCTCAACAGCGACTGGCACCCGAGCGACACGGAGACCCAGCGCCTGGCGGCAGCCTACGAGGCGGTGCGGCATCCGATGCAGGCCATGGAGCGGCTGCTGACGGGTCAAGTGGACCAGGCGGCGGCAGATGCGCTGTGGGCCACGGTGCCCTCCCTGATGCAGCACGCGGCGCTGCGGCTGCTGGAGCGGGCCCCGGAGCTGCAGGCGAAGAGTGACCTACCCACCAGAGCCGCGCTGTCCACCGCGTTCCGGGTGCCGCTGGATGGCCTGATGCACCCCACCTCCGTCGCTGCTCTCCAGGCCCAGTTCATTCCCAGCGGCCAGGGCATGGCCACGGGGAAGCGGGGACACAGTGCCCCCAGCGCTTCTCCCTCCGGCGGCAGGCCCCCGGCTGTCGATAGTAACGTCGCGATGACCAGAACCCAATCCCTGATGAGGTAACCCTGTGAGCTACAATCTGTACCAGACGATCAATGATCCCGCCACCCTGGGCCTCCCATCGGACGGTGTGGCGGTCAGCGGCACCAACACCTACTACTCGTCCCCGGTCAGCTGCGAGCGCAGCGACGGCTTCGGCATCTCCATCGTGTGGACCGGAACCCCCACCGGCACCTTCACCGTGTGGAAGAGCGACAAGAAGGACCCCAACCTGGCCAACGACAATGACTGGGAGCAGGACACCGACTTCAACGGGGGCACCGGGTCCCTGGCCACCGGCGGCGCCGCGGGGAAGTACGGTAACTCAACCATGAACGCCAAGAACCATCTGTGGCGCGTCAAGTACGTCAACGCGAGCGGCACCGGCACCATCTTCACCTACGCCACCCGCCCCAAGATGAGCTGAGGACCGCCATGGACACACTGGCTCGTAACAAGATCCTGAAGTACGCAACGAGAACCCTCGGCGTCCTGTTCCTCGGCGTCGTGGCGCTCAACACGGCGCTCAATGTACGCGGCTGGATCGCTGACTACCGGAACCCTCCCGCCAAGGTGCAACCCGCCATCTGGGGTGGCTCCCTGGGTGGCGGCGGGGGAGGTGGCGGCGATATCACCGCGGTCAATACCAGCTACCCGCTGGCCGGCGGCGTGGCATCCGGCGACGCTAACCTGAGCTGGGACTCCACGGGCTGTGCAGCCGGCTCGGTCCCCATCTGGTCGGGATCCGCGTGGCAGTGCCGCCAGACGCAGCTGCGTACCGATGTTCAGTGGCGCTGCTACGATGATCTGCTGGGTGCCGTCCCCTCGTCCACCGCGGGTAACTGCTTCTCAGCGGCCCTCTCCGGTGTGACGCTCACCAGCATCGGTTCCGTCATCGATGCCCAGCACCCAGGCGCCTACCTGGTCAGCCTCGACGCTGCCACGGACCGCGCCGCCTTCTACACCGGCCAGTCGACTGGTGGCTCCGTGGTCTTTGGCACCGGGGCCAATGTCTACGCCGAGTGGATCTTCCAGGCGGACCACCTGAGCAACGGCACCGACACCGAGACGCTACGTGCCGGCTACTGCGACGTGGTGAACGGTGACTGCGTGGACGGCGTGTACTTCGAGGTCAACAGCAACGCCGCCGCCAACTTCCAGTGCAAGGACGCGGCCAACAGTGTCCGTGACACCGTGGACAGCGGCACCGTCTTCGCCATTAACACCTGGTACAAGCTCCGCGTCGAGGTGGATGCCGCCAGCGCCGTTCGCTTCTACATCAACGGTAGCCAGGTGTGCGGTGCCGGCAGCTTCACCCACATCCCCTCGGGATCCACCCGCGCCACCCAGGCCATGCTCAGCTGGATCGCATCCGCGGGGACCACGATCAGGAACCTGTCACTGGATCTGGGTGATGCCGGTGGCTACATGACCACGACGCGGTGAGCCGTGCGTTCCCTCTATACGGCGGCTCTGGTGGCTCTTCCGCTGCTGCTTCTCGCGCCGGATGTCTGGTCCTCCGATAGGTACACTGTTACCCTGGCCCCCGGAGCCACCCCTGCGCAGGCCACAGCCACCGTCCAGGCACTGATCAACTCGGTGCCCGCCGGCTCCATCATCCACTTCCCCGCTGGCAGCTACACCCTGGCCCAGGCGCCCAGCAGCGCCACCTGGTGCCTGCTCATCAACAAGTCCCTGACCATCGAGGGAGAGGGGATCAGCTCCACCAAGCTGATCCTGGACCCAGGGGAGGCGGATGACGTGGACACCGTCTGGATGCTGCGGGTCAGCGGCGTGGTCGGATTCACGCTGCGGGACATCGACGTGAGCGGCAGCAAGCCGGGCAGCGGCACCGTGACCGCCTACGATGGTCTGATCGAGCACCACCAGGGGCTGTCATTGATCAACAGCAGCGGCATCACCATCACCCGCGTCAACTTCCATGACCACACTGGCGACGGGGTCAATCTCAACGCCAATGTCACGGATGTGCTGGTGGATGACGTCGATTTCCAGTACAACCAGCGGGATGGCATCAGCCTGGCTCCCCCCGACATGCTGGCGCTCATTCCCCCGCAACCGCCGACCCCCGTGGCCCGGGTCACGATCCGCAACAGCCGCTTCGTGGGCATCACCAGCCAGCCGATCGACAATGAGCACGGTCCCGCCTACGATGTGGAGGTCTACGGGAACACCATCTCCGCGGGGCTCAATGACTACGTGGTGGCGGTGGGTGGCCCCATCGATCGGGAGGGCAGCTACAGCGAGCGCTGGAGCATCCATGACAACGTGCTCAATGGCCCGGTGCTGGTGACACGGGGAAAGCACGTCACGATCCGGGACAACCTGGACGGTATCAACGGGACCAAGAAGCCCTGCCTGGAGGTCTGGCGCACATCCAGCGACGTGCTGTACACCCACAACAACTGCCGGTTGACGCAGCTGTCCACGGTGTCGGTAGGCGGCGTCGGCATTTTCGGCACCACCGGCGAGTACCCCTACGATATCCGCATCGTGGAGAACAAGATCCAGGTGGACCACCCCAAGGGATTCGGGGTTCGGGTGGATGGTGCCATCTCGGTTGAGGTGCGGGGCAACACGCTGATCGGCGGCGCCACCAGCCTCCAGGTCGGGTACGCGGGGGTCTATCTGCGAGCCACCACCACCGAGGTCGACTTCGAGTCCGCCACCGTGATCGGTAACTCGATCACCGGCTTCGGTCAGTACGGGGTGGCAATCTTTGGCAATGGCGCGGCCCGCATGCTCAACGCGACCATCGCCGGCAACAACGTCTTCAACCCGGCGCCCGGGGGTCCCCTCCGAACCGCTGTCAGTCTGGACGATGGCACCGGGGCGCTCCGGGCAGGCACCATCTACGGCAATGTCACCGGCTGCGGCCTGACGGCAGGCGTCACAGGGGTGCCCACGGGTCCCGGCGGCGTCAACAACTCATTCACATTCGGAACAGTGGCAGTGACCGGCTCCTGCCCCCAGTGAGAGAAGTGAGAGGAACATGGATATCACGGTTGTTGCGTTGCTGGTCACCCTCATCATCGATGTGATCGCCAAGGTGCGGCAGACACAGGCGGATAACAAGAACACCACGGCGGTCGCTGAGGTGGTCACCCAGATGAAGGCGCTGGCGGAGCGGCTGGAGGTGGCCAACCAGGCAACCAACCGCCGCTGCGAAATGCTGGAGGCCCGCGTGGATCGGCTGGAGGCTACGCGGCTCAGCGATTCCGGGGACAGCTGGAGACACTAGGCATTAGGAGTACCTATGGGAACCTACGGGGAGCTGATCGCGACGGTGCTGGAGGTTGGCATGGTAGTTGCACTCATCGTCGCCGTGGCTTATTATAGATCGAAGATGAAGTCAAGGGAGGAGGAGGCGGTGCTCGCCAAGTCCACCCGCGACCAGGAGGCCGCCAGGGCCGTCGCTGCCGAGAAGGATCGGGCCATTCGCGACTCCCTACGATTCCAGGCGGCCAAGGAGAAGGCGAAGGATGCTTCGATTGATGTGGCTATTGACGCTTGGGTGCAGTCTGGCAAGCTGTGGCCCAAGGATAATTGAGCGCGCTGTTCCAGCGAAGGTGACCCCCTGCCACGTAGGGCCGGTTCCCGTTCTCCCCGATGTCACCTTCGTCCGATGCACCCTGGATGCGGAGGGGAACATTGAGGCCGCCTGTACCTCGCCACCGGAGCTGGCCGCGTTGGCCGCCTGGGTTGCCTCTCTCAGCGACTGGACCCATGCGGTCAAGGCCTGCAGCTACGTGGAGTTCATCGATGTGAGTGATCTCATCAAGGGCGACCCGTACCTCAAGCCATAGCTCGGTACCCTCGCACTATGAGCTTCATGCATAAAGTATGGGCCAGCCTCTACAAGGGCACCCCAGCGGAACATGCCATCGAGCCCGCGGTTGCCTCGATGGGAGTCAGGTACCGTACCCAGTTTCCGTTCTTCCTTTACCACGGCAATGATGTGCCTTTCTTCGCTGACTTCGCCCTGATCGACTACCGGGTGGTCATCGAGGTGGATGACGAGGGGCATATGTCACCGGAGCAGATCGAGAAAGACTACCAGCGCTCGCAGCGGCTGAAGGAGATCGGCTGGGTGGTAGTTCGCTGCACCAATGAGGACGCCATCAGCCACCCGGTAGCCACGGTTAACAGGATGATGACGCAGCTGGGCCTCACTCTCCGCGCGACCAGTCAGCTGGACCGCGGTGCCCCCAGTCCCCTGGTAGCTCCAGCTGTTCCCACCGCTTCGCGTAGCTATGGGCCCGGCTCGGGATCGGCCAGACGTCGATCTCCCGCACGAAATAGTAGACGTCGCTCTCCGGGTGGTCCTCGGTCTCGATCTCGTTGAGCACCTTAGCTAGCTCAACTGCAATAGCCTCACTTTCCTGTGCCCCGTGGCTGTAGCACATCGTGGCCAGGCCAGAGTCATCGGTCACAAAGACAGCGTACACAACTTTCAGAGGGTTCATATGGATCTTGGAGTCCTTGGGCTGGTCCTCGCGGGACTGAGCCTCGTTTGGCAGGTTGGTGCCTACGTCAGTAAGAAGACGAAGAACACCGTGGATGATGCGGTCTTCCAGCACCCGGAGATTGAAGCCGCGGTGAAGGAGATCGTTCAGAAGCTGCTGGCTAAGAAGGCGTAGCTGAAAACAACAAAGGCCCCTGGAGCACTAGGTTCCAGGGGCCTTTTCTATTTGGGGCTATGTTTCGGATAGAGCGGATGATGGGGGTTCCTGATGGTTTCCCACCACGGGGCCTTCTCCCCTCTGCCCTTGCTGCATCGATAACTGCAGATGTATAGTCCAGGACCTGGAGTGCGGAACCGGGCGACGGCGCCGCAGAGGCATCTATGCAGGGGCCAGCAGAGCCGCGGCCAGTCGAACACCGAGCGGCACCCCTTCAGGCCTTTCATCTCATGGGAGATGCTCACTTCGGATACAGCCCAGCCGCCTCCAGCGCCGTGGGGAACACCCCCAGCAGCAGATCCCGCATCGCGATCGCGTACTGCCGGGTCTCCCACTGCGCGTGCTCATCCAGCCGGAGCCGAAGGAAGTGGATGGTGTTGTGGAGATCATTCTGCCAGTACCACTCGGTGTAGGTGGCCTGGGGCAACACGATGCGGGCTATCTCTGGTGCCAGCTCATTCTCCAGCAGTATCTGATAGGCTGCGAAGGCCTGCCTGTAGCTACCCTCGAGAAACCCACGACAACCCTCAGGCGCCAGAACCACCTCGGAACCTGAACCCTGCTTCATGTTCTCAGGCCGTTTCACCATGCGGGAAGCCTCGGGGAGATAGAACTCATCCCGAGCAGCTACATAGCGGTAGCTCACCTGGTTGATGGACGCCGTCCTATGACGCACCAGCTGAGCCGCCACGAAGAGGGGCAGCTTCATGTAGAAGCGGACCTGGCAGAACTCCAGTGGCGTGTTGTGCTGGTTACGCACCAGGTAGCCGAGCAGCCGCTTGTCCTTCTCCGCTTCGCGCTCCTCAAGCCCGCCGTTGAAGCTCGTCCGTGCGCAGCGGGCGGGGGTAAGATCATCCCCCATCGTGTCGACCAGGGCGACGTACCCGTGGTCCAGGACGTCTACTCGACGATCAGCGGATGGTTGACCCACAGAATCCTTGCTCCCTTGTGCTTCGTCCATGCCTCGATCCTCCCTGTGCTAATAGCCCGACCCCGCAGCGCCGGCCCATGGCAATGGACCACGGTGCCCTTGTCATCCACGCAGACTCCAATATGCCCTGGAACCCGCGGCCCCACCCCCAGTCGCCGCCAGCTCGGGTAGACCACAACCGCCCCCATCTCCGGCCGCTCCAGGATCCTTGCCACCAGACGCTGTGTACCGTTCCAGGAGGCCCGGGAGTCTGCGGCCTGGACTAGGGAGTCTGTGTTGATCCAACCGCCGTACAGGGGAAACCGTAGCTGCTGGAAGCGATCCATGCCCAGGCACCACATGGCGAAGCCGATGCAGTCGCTGGTGTGGTAGGTCTTCCCGTTCTTCTCCCACGTGGAAGCACAGGTCTCACCCAGGGGACGTCGCCCTCCGTTCTTCCCCGGCTCCATCGAGTACTGAACATCCGCCCAGCCCAGGCCCTGTAGCGCCCTGCCGGCGATGACCGTGGCTCTGCTGTTGATCGTCATGGTAGGAGATACCCCGCGTGGTTGACGCTGTAGATCTCCAAGTCGTCTCCATACTCTGCTTCGATCTTAGAGATGGCATCCTGCATGGTCATGGCTGCCACATTTCCCGCCACGTTGTTCCTCCAGCCGTGACTGTTGCTTGTGGGGGCAGTGGACGCTGTGTAGCGGAACAGCTGCAGCCTCTCCCCATACTTGTTGTGTTTGCTCACAGCTCGCACACCCCACTGCGGCATCCCGCTGCCTTCATTGCATCCTCCAGGTTGAGTGGCGCCAGCGGCTGATTCTCGCGGCTGCCGTCCGGGTACACGGTGACCCCCTTCAGGTCGGGCAGGTACTCCATGTACAACTCGCTCAGCTCATCCGCGCTCGTCCCCGCTGGCACGTTGATGGTCTTGCTCACCGCGTTATCCACATGCCGCTGGCACACCCGCTGCATCTCGAAGTGGTCCCTCATCGACAGCTCATGGGCTCCCTGGAAGTGGCTGGTATCCCGCCCCTCGTCCAGGAACCGCTGGAAGAGAGGATGGATAACCGTCTCCTTGGCCAGCTCCTCACCGTCCCGGTAGGTCCGCTCGTAGGCGGAGGCGAACATCGGCTCGATACCCGAGGAGGTGCCGCAGACGATGCTGATGGTGCCCGTGGGGGCGATCGTGTTGACGGCACAGTTTCTCATGCCCATCTCAGCGATCTTCTGCCGCAGCTTGGGACGCAGGCTCTTGGTGAAGCCGGACTTCAGGAACTTCTCAGCATCGAAGCCGGGGAAGCTACCCTTCTCCGCCGCCAGGTTGCTGCTCGCCTCGTAGCTCATGTTCTTGATGAACTTCATCAGCCGATCAACGAACTCCAGGCCCTCGGTCGAATTGTACCTGAGCCCCAGCTCCAGGAGGAGGTCATGTAGACCCGTCACCCCTAGGCCGATACGTCGCAGCTGAGCACACTTCTCCGCGATCTCGGGCAGCGGGTAGTTGTTGACCGTGAGCACATTATCAAGGAACCGCACGCTGGCGTGGATGGCCTCGTTCAGCCGATCCCACTGGAACTCACCGCGGTGATCCAGGAAGCGGGGTAGGACAAGCGCCCCCAGGCAGCAGCAGTCGTACGGCGGCATCCAGATCTCGCCGCAGGGGTTGGTGCTAACGAGCGGCTCCAGGTACCACGTGTTGCTCATCCGGTTGGCCAGGTACCCGTTCAGGATACCGGGCTCGCCGCTGTTGAGGGCATTGGCCACGATGCGATCCCACAACTTCTTCGCCGGGATTTCTCCCACCCGCGTCGACCCGTGGAACAGCGGCCACATGGCGTCGTTGGTCACGTCGGAGAAGAACAGCTCGGGATCCGTGTCGAACACCACGCTCACGTTGGCGTTGTTGAGGGCCCCCAGATCCAGCTTCTTGTCGAGGAATTCGCTGATGTCGCCATGGTCGAGGGCCAGGCAGAGCATCAGGGCAGTTCGTCGACCTCCACCGGCCTTGATGACCTCGCCAGCAGCGTTAACAACCTCCATAAGACTGACGGCACCCGTAGCGACACCACCCGTGCCCCGTACAGCCGTCCCCCTGGGTCGAACAGGTGAACAGTTAATGCCAACACCCCCTCCCGTCCCAGAGATGACAATCGAGTCATAGACCGTCTTCCCCCAGCCTTCCCGGCTGTCCGCGGTGGGCACAACAAAGCAATTGAGCAGCTGACCACGGGCGCGACCGGCCCCGTACCAGATGCGACCCCCCGGCATCAGCTTGTTGGAGGCCAGCAGCTCGTTGAAGATCCCCGTCCACAGGGGCCGTAGGATGCCCTCCTCCGCGGCAGCTACGTGGCTGGCAACTCGGAGACACGCCTCTTCCCACGTCTCCTCGGGATGCGCAGCGTGGCGGGAGCGGAAAATCTCCAGCCCATATCCTTCAGGTTGCCAGGTCATGCCTTCTCCAGCTTAGCTACCCGCTCACGAAGCTCGATCATGGGCGGGAACAGGTAGAAGAAGATGAAAGAGAACGCTCCGTAGATGAAAGCGGAGAACGCTATTTCGTAGATCACTTCTGGCCGCTCCCTTCCTCCCGGGCAATGTCCATCATGAAGCGGATGGCCATGGCAGCCACCTGCATCGCCTCGTGCCGCATCTTAGCCACGTCCCGCTTCCCCTGTTTCACCCGCACCTCATCCCACAGCTCATCCACCTCTTCCTTCAGGATGGAGAAGCCCTCATGGGCGGAGTTGAAGGGCGGGTAGTGGTCGGTGGCGTTGGCGACTTCAGCCTCAATCTCGGCGATAGCGTCGTTGAATAGCTCGTACTTCAAAGTCATCGCTGAATTCCTCGTGTTTCTTTGGGGGACCAGGTGGCAGCCTTACCGGCATGCTTGGGACATAGGTCATCAACGCGGCGAGTGGACAGGCCGCCCGGAGAGCTGGAATGACGCACAAGCACGGCGACCCACCCCAGCTCACGCATGTAAGCCCTGACCTGCCCTGATTTCTGCCATGGTTGCCCATCATGCCGCTCCTTGCACCCCGGGTTGTCGCAGCGGAAGCGGTACGGGGGCCTCGTTGCCAGGTTGCTCACTGCGTTCGCCCTCCCCTCAATCGCCATCTTCCTCGTCGTCCGGTAGGCGAAAGATGATCTCGGCCTCCTCCGCCTCGCCACTGGGTGCAATGTCCAGCAGCCGCACCGGGACATCCCGACGCCGCAGCTTCAGGATATCCAGTTCCACGGCGCCCATGGCCGCGTTGAGGACCGCTCGCAGCTGGAGCAGAGCAGCCTCCTCATCCCGCCCGAAGGCCAGCATCACCGTGGTCTCCCCGTAGTCCAGGGTATCCTCCGCGCCGTCCGTCTCGAAGGGAGGGGCCACGTACCGGAGCGCCACACCCACCTGGTTGTCATCCGTCTCAAATGCCGCAACGTAGAAGCTCATTGCTCACTCCTGCTCATCGGTCTGATTCCCCTTGCGGGTACGGTACCCCTGGCCCACGTACTTCCATTTCCGGAGTGGTCCCTGACTACGTGCAGCCCCTGCGAAGGTACGAATCACCACGCCCTCGCGAACATGAGGCACGTTACCCACGCAGGTCTCACCTTCGGCCAGCTCGCGGTACTTGCACTCGTTGAGGGGACCATCGTAGATGACGGGCACATGATCCAGTCCCACCGCCCGGCAGATCTCCACGATGTCACCCCAAGCTAGCCATCGCTCCGCGCTGATGGCATAGGCGTCGAAGATGCGGATCTGGGGGAGTTCGGCCGATGCCCCGTAGGTGAGATCCTGGACTCCCAGTACCTCGCCGTAAAGGGCGATGTTGCAACAATCCGCTTCCAGGAGAGCATCCTGCAGCCCGTGGCATCCAGCAGCTCGCTGGAACCAGTCCTGACCGGGACCCGGACCCCCGCAGTTGTCCGAGTCACGCATCGTGTTGTGGCTTCCCAGGTGAAAAGTGAAGGCACCCTCATCCCCCTCTCCCGCGTGCCGCTCCAGCATGAAGCGGATGTTGGCACCATGCAGCTTCTCCGTCACGATCACCCTGGTATCCGGAGCCAGGGCGTTGATGCCTTCGCCCTTCTTGGCGTTGCTGACGCGATACACCGGCATGATCGACTCATCGGGCTCCTTGCGGCTCCCCTGGCGGATCGTTCCTGCCATCCGGCTACGCGTGGGCGGGAGCCAGCGGCTGATACCCAGCACCTCGGCCACATCCATCCCGGGGCGGAGCACCTCTCTGAGAGCCTCTGAGACGGCCTCAGCACCCTCCTTAGCGTCGTCCCCAGGGAGAACCCCCGGCGGTACCTTGCGGGCTACCATGGCCGCCACGTCGCTCCAGGGGAGCAGCAGACCCTCACTATACACGCCCCGGATCTTCTTGGCTTTCAGCCGTCGGATGTCCTTACCCAGGAAGCTCAGCTCCGGCTCATCGGGGAGCACGGAATCCACGGGGACGTAGACGGCAAGATCCCCCGGCTTGTAGCTGCCCTTACGGACCACCACCGGGTAGTCCCAGAGCTGCTCATCGCCGAGATCCTGGGAGAATCGGGCAATCTCGGTGAAGTCCGCGCCGTCGATGGGCGTTAGCCCTCGGATGGTGACAACCTCTACCGCCCACTCGGAGAAAGCAGGAGGCTCAGGGTCCGGCTTCTTCTCCCCGAGAGCAAGATCCTCCTCCCATGGGGTACCGTCCTTAACGGCAACAGCAGAAGCAAGGCTGGATGGAATCAGATCAGCGAATGGGTTCATTTATCTTTCCTGGTAGATGGCCACACAACGGCCGCAGCTGAGTCTTGTGTTGCTGGTGTAGTGGTAAGTGGTCCGGCCGGTATCGAATGGCGAGGTGATGCCCCGATAGTCAGCTATGTTATACGAGTGGGGCACTATGATCGCCTCGCCAAGGTAAGTAGCCTCACAGTAGTACTGTCGGGCCATGGTACCGTCCCTGTTCATTAGCCTGACAAGCCAGCTCACTTCAGCTCCGCCCAGCTATGGGCATATGATCCCTTGGCCTGGAGGTCGGCTAGCAGCCCCGGCCAGGCGGTCTCCATGTTCTCGGTCACGATTTCGTTCAGCTCCTTCCCCCGTCCCTCGGGCACGTAGAATAGCAGCTCGTCATGATTCTGTAGCGCCATCTGGCCCTCCAGCTTCCGGATGCGTTCATCGTCCAGACACTTGATCATCGCCTGGCCCATGATGGCGGCACCACCCTCCTGGCAGGGGAAGTTCTCGGCTCTCCGTAGCGCCTTCTTGAATGCCCAGCTCTCCCGGATGTTACCACGGGACCGCCGATCATTCCGGGCCTCGCTCAGCAGATGGCTCAGATCGCACCACCGGCCGCTAAGCCCCGAGATGCCGTTGTGACGCTCGATGAAGTCAGCCACCCAGCCATGGAGCCGGGGGATGCCGGGGCGGAGAGCGAATAGGGCATCGATCATGGCCTGCGCTCGCTCCTGGCCCAGAGGGGAGCCATCCGCCATGAACAAGGTGGAGCCGAAGCCCCAGGCGCCCTTGCCGTACCCCAGGCCGTAGAACACCGCCTTGATCAGCTCCCTGAGGAGACGAACCGCGGGATTCTCGTGCCTCTTTAGCCCCTCCGCAGATACTCCCTCCAGGCCTGGGTATTGAAGGTGGTCACGGAAGACCCCGAGGGCGTGGACTCCGTGGATGTCAGGGGCTCCTCGTCGTACGGCATCGGCGAGACTGGTGTCCCCGAAGAGGCGGGCGATGAGGTGGGCGAGGATGACGACCTCGAGCGCTGAGTAATCGACCCCAACCATCTCAAAGCCGGGAGGCGCGGTGAAGACGGATCGGATGCCGTATATGTCCTTGCGGGGGTCGCGGGGGATCTGCTGTAGCTCTGGTTTCTTGACTGCAAATCGTCCGGTGATAGCCCCAACACGCTCATCGGCGTCGCTGCTTGGCCCAAATACAGGGTGTACGCGACCTGTGCCCGGCAGCACGAAGAGAGGTAGTTTGCGCAGATACTTGAGACAACTTCGTGCACGTCGCAAGCGGAGCAGCGCCTGTAGAGCCTCGCGGTGCTCCGGGTGCTGTCCCGCAAGATACTCCAGAGCCGTCGCATCAGTCTTAACCTCTCCAGGTTTGACAGATCCCTTCTTCCAGAATGGACTTGGCTCCAGGCCCAATCCTCCGTCGCGCTCGGGTCCGTGGAGGTACTGCTTGAGCTTCTGGCCGGACTCGCCGGCTCTGCCCTCCGAGAGTTCACCAGGATCCTCGGCGTCGTCATCAGATCCGCCATCCGAGCATACGTCCGATGATAGTACTCCTCCAACGCCTGGATCGTTGCGGAGTAGCTCCGGGACCCCGAGGAGGTCGACGGCACCCCACTTGGACCAGTTGGCCCAGGGCTTGAGCTGCTCCCAGGCGGTGAGTTCGTCGGCCGCGGCGCGGGCACCAATGGTCCGACATCGCTCGACGTCGATATGGACGCCGGTTCGCTCCATTGCGACGACTGCTCGGTCAACACCTGCCAGATATAGTTGCGTTCGTTCGGCATTGGTCACCTCAGCCGTAGTAGGCACCGTTGGCTTCCCAGTTAGTGTATGGGTCTGATGCCATCTCCAGAGCCCCGGCTATGGCCACCGCATGGAAGAAGTAACCCCAGGTCATGTGGGTACTGTCACACGTGTACCCCCAGCAAGCATCCGACTGATCCAGGATGCAAATCTCTCTGTGTCTATGGGTCACCATGGGTTAGGTCTTTCCAGCCGCCCCAGCTCCCTCAGGAGTATCTGGTCCAGCTCAATGGCCAGCTCCGCATCCACCCCCGCGTAGGGCACTAGCCTCTCCCATCGCGGATGCCCGGGGACCACCGTCTCCAGTGGGATGAGACGGGTACCGCGGACCACCTCTTCATACCATCGATGCACGGTTGTCTCCCTCGTCCTTGCGTGGAGGGGATCAGTGGAGCGCTTCCGGCAGGGGGATGCGCCACAGGCACATACCACACGATGCTCTGTCTTGCGTCTCTCAACTTGGACCACATTTGGCTCTCCTAGTATGTCCTCGTAGCTGTCCACCTTGCCACGCCCCAGAACGTCAGACCCGAGAGCGTCCAGAGAAAACCCTGGACCTGGTGCAACTCGACCCGGCCAGACCCACCGAGCCGTCGAGAGAAGATCAACCACGCCGACGACATCACACCCAGCTGTGTGCTCAGTTGCGTGTACGTCAACGGGTGCATTGAGCGCCACCTTGATGCTGTCAGGATCGCGAAGCCATGATCTAACCCGCTCGTTCTGCAGAGCCAGAGCGGGAAACACAGCGGACACGGCACGGTGGTAGCCGCGCGGATGGAGAATCTTGGTGGGTAGCGCAATCGACCAGACATGTACCCTCGCTCGGTGGGGGCAAGTTTCGTGGCTCGTTCGGCTCAGGTCCGCCCCGTAGAACTCCGTATCGAAGCCAACGCGGCGGCCCATGCAGAGACCAATGATCCGCTCCCAGTCCTCTGGCTTGTCGTAGTACCTAGGGGCCGGTATCGATGCCGGGACGCGGCTCGAGGGCTCGCTTGGCGACTGTGACAACGTACCCCGGTTTCCCCAGCAGGTTCATGCGCTGGATCATGTCGGCGGTTCCTCTGCTCTCCCCATCCCAGAAGGCCAGGAGGTAGTCCCCGTAGTCAGCCATTTGCTTATTGCGAAGCGGTCCGGCTGCCTTCCCGTACTTCTTCCAGTTGGCGGGGAACTCAGTCACTGGGATGCCCCAGCGCTCCGCCCATCGCTTCCCGTCACTGTCCGGCCCAGGCGCCAGCCCGCTGACCACCTCGGTAACGTGGATGCCCATGGTGAATACGGCGTCGCTTATCTCCTCGTCGCTGATGGACAGGCCCCGGGACCCTGCGATGATGAGGCGATGGGGCCTCAGTAGCTCAGACTCCAATTGCATAGTAGGCTCCTCTCCCTCCCGCCGAGTGACCCCAGCGGCTCAGTAACTCGTCCGGTCGGTAGTAGATGAGCTGACGCAGATCTGCAGAGTCGCTGACAAGTAGCCGATGGCCCAGACAACCCACACAGGCCACCCAGTGCTCCCAGTCGTCAACAAGAAGAATAACTGGGCGACCGTCACCGATGAGGCTCCGAAGACGAAGTCCCGCAATGTCTGATTTCGCATCCTTGATCTCCATCGGCCCGTAGAGGGACAGCGGTTCGGCCAGGGTCCTGATGGCTCGTACCAGCTGCACTGGTGAGGTCCCCTCGGCGGTGGTTCGGCACAGTGTGACAAGCTCATCATGACTCCTGGAGTGGCCCAGAGCCTCCAGCGCATGCCAGAGGGCAGTGGGCCCGCAGTCGGCTCGGAAGCTCTGGAAGCGGGGCATCAGTCCCAGTCCCGGTGGGCGCAGTCCAGCCTGCAGGACATAAAGCCCTTTTCGTAAGCAGCAGCCAGAGCCCCAGCGATAGCTAGATTACGGCCCAGCCTTCGGATTCGTTGCTCCAGAAGCACCTGGTTTTTCCAGCCGTAGTGCCCTGTCTCTATCAGGGCAGTCCAGTGATCCTCTCCCTCGTACGCTGGCATCTAAGCCTCCGCTCTCAGGGTAACCCCGGCGACCCGGCAGACGCGGCCTCCGGTCACTGTTGGGTAGATTCGGATGGGATGGCAGGTGAACCCGAGCCGGCCGTCTCCCCGGTCCCAGAACTCGATGTGCCCGAATCCCTGCTGCCAGGCGCCTCGGAACGCGGCTGCGTAGCCCTGCCTCCGGGGGTCGGACAGGTGCCCGAAGGTCCAAGCTCCATGCACAACCTGGTGCCCATTACGGAGGCTGGGTCGGGTGGCGACGTCGATCTTGTGGCAGTGGCCGAAGATGGTCGACTGGCCGGGGTAGTTCCGAAGAACCGATAGTGCAGGGCTAGCAGCAAGGGAGCCAGCAAGATCATGCCCGTGACACAGCAGCAAAGGCCCCAGCCGTACAGCCGCCCCCGTAGGGAGACAATCCCACAGCCCAAGAACGCTATCGAAAGGAGTGTGCCACTTAAGCACACCATGAAGTCCAGGAACATCATCCACCAGCCTCTCTACTCGCCCCTCGTGGTTCCCCGGGAGAATAACCGCATAGTCCGAGGCTCGCGCAATCTCATCAAGCTCCGCTGCCAGAGAGTCAGCCTCGCCCGCGAGTGACCCGTTCTCGAGTTGCTGACGAGCAGCCTTACGGTGGCTCGAGAGGGCCATGACGTCAAAGATATCTCCTCCGGCAACCGAGAGCCTAGGCCGGATGAGCCGGTGCGCCTGAACCACCAGTCCCATTGCCAACTTGTCATGAATCGGCGCATGGACATCCGACCAGAAGATGGCGGAGTCCCCTGGCTTGACGCCAACGTGGAGGATGGGGAAATCGGCATCGTGCTTCAGCTCAGCCGCGGATACTGCCATTGGTTGGTGGCCCCTTGATATGCATGGCGAGGAGGTAGAGAACCGCCAGCCAGAGCGTGGCGTCGATGTAGTTATGCATCTGGAGGTCACTCACTCTTCTTCTCCAGGGTACTGATCTCCCGGTCCAGATACCACCGGGCCTTCTTCAGGTCCTCCAGCAGCTTCCCTGGATCCTTCCTACCCGCTCGGCTGATGTACTTCACCGTGTTGCCCAGGCAGAAACCAAGTCCCCAGGCCTCGATGACATCGATTGTCTCGATGCCACCCTTGGTGTAGTGGCTGGGGTGGTTGATGGGGTCTTCCTTTGGTCCGTTCACCCTGGCTTGAGCTCTGGAAAGTCCCTCGCGCATCTCCTTGGCGACCCGCTCACGTTCCTCTTGTTCCTCTCGTAGGATCCGCTTAAAGTCCAGGTCATTGCTACCGCCCATTGAAGTAACTCTCCTTCACCCGAGCCACCCAGCGATGGGGGTGCCAGGCCATCTCGTGTAGGTGCTTTCCGTACTTCTTACGCGCCCAGATGTACGCTTCCTTGCGGGTCATCAGGAGACCGTGAATGCCGCCGGTATTGTACGGCGTCTCATGTCCCACCAGAGGCCCGGAGATGCTCACCAGGGGCTCGGCACACTCCAGGTAATGTACCTCCAGCGCCTCCACCTCCTCCGGCTCCATGTCGCAGTCGGGCAGCTCCGGGATGTACTCCGGAAGTTCCTCGTCGTCAGGTAGACTCATTTCGCCTTCCTATCATAGAGTCGGGCGGCAGCCCCGTCCCAGCCGACGGTCACCAGGCCCTCCAGTGAGAAGTTGCTCTTATCCACGATGATCTCCATGGTGTCATCCCGGGCCCCTGCGATACCGTGCTTCAGAGCCCAGCGACCGGGACGAAAGAGATACCAGACGGCCTTAGCTCTCTCCGCCAGAGCCCGTGCCCAGCTGATATAGCTCTTTCCAGGGCCTGGACGGTAGCCATCAATTGTACCATCCCTCTCGAATCGACGGGCACCACGCTCCTCAATTGCTGCGATGGTCTGAGAGAATACCACAACTGCACGGTGATTTCGTTGGGCATCGGTCCCAAGATCCCAAGCGAGGTCCGCAATCTCTCGCTCAAGACTACCATCTCGACCTGGAAGCGCCTGAGCATAGTCAACGAGTACCAGCCGGGCTCCCGGGTTGCTGTAGCAGGCCTCGCGGACCTGGTCAGCGGTAAGGAGTCCGGCATGGTGCCTAACGCGACTCCCCCAGGTGTCAATCTCAGCGGATGCCGCTTCCAGCCGGGGTACGTCTCCCTCTTCAAAGGCGAGGCGCCCGAGCTTGTGCGCGCCAATGCCCGTGGCTCCGGCGAGGGAACGATGGGCTGTCTTTCTCGCGGGGTCTTCAAAGTCGAGGGCGAGGACCTCGTAACCGGCCTGAGCTGCGGCGCGAGCCAGTTGCAGCTTAAGAGCCGATTTTCCCTCTCCCGTAGGCGCCGCGATGACAGTGAGAATATCCAGCTCCAGCCCGCCGTTGCGATCCAGATCCCGCAACCCAGTAGGCAGCTGAACCAGCACATCGCGCCCAGCGTCACGATCGGCCCTCTGGCGGATTAGGTTGTCCTTCTCCTCGCGTACGATATCGCTGAATCGTCGGAAGTCTACCGTCATTCTGGATCCTCATCCCCATCCCCGTGGTAGGTGTCGAAGAACATGTCGGCAGGGCGGTTACTCTTTGCCGAGAACGCTGCGGGCCGCTGCCGGGCCAGCCAGTCCTTGCCCTTGAGTGCCACGGTCGCCGCGGGAATGGGACGGGTTGCCCAGCTGAGATCCAGCGCCCGCATCTCCGCCTCGGTCCATTCCGCCTCGCGCAGAGCCTTAGCGAGCATGGCCCAGCTCGGTCGGGTCTGGGGTTCCACAATGCGCCCCTTTAGGATCTCACAGAAGAGAGCCGCGGCTCCGCCCGGACCTCCGGTCAGTGGAGTGGATTCAGGCTCTGCCGAGGCAGCGTCCATCTTGGCCAGGAGAGAGTCCAAGGCCTTCCTGTGCGAAGCCTTCATGCTGTCAGTGGTGCAGTCCAAGTTAGCAGCACCCTCGACCGCGTCCCTTTCCGCCCGTGTGAAGCTGATCTTCCTAGCCATAGTACCCTCCGGAATCAGTACACGCCGGGCAGCCGGCACACCCCGTCAGAAAGGGAGGTCGTCGAGACCACCGCCCGCTTCGCTCGCCTTCGGGGGCGAGGTGGAGACGGCGCCCTCAGCCTTCTCCCGCTTCCGCAGCGACCAGGGGATCCGCAGCTCCCCGAACAGGATCTCCTGCGAGTACCCGTTGCCATTGGCCCACTTCTTGCGCTTCACACTGCCGGCGATGGTGACATCGTCGTCACCCTTCTGTAGGGCCAGGATCGCCTTGCCCTGCCAGCTGTCGGCCTTGAACACGGCCTCCATGTACTCGGGCTCGTAGCCGCTGTCCTTCCCCGGCAGCGACACCAGCGTCAACTTGACCGCCTTGCCGAACTCCTTTACTTCCTGAACCTTACCCGTGAACGTAGCGAAATGCATCAGTCATCCTTTGTCATGTAGACCAGAAACCCAAAACCACAAGCCATGAACCCAAGATAGGCCCATAGCCACCACATCTGAGTCACGCCTGCGCCGTCTTATCCGCCAGCAGCAACTCCTCCATCACCTTCATGGGAGGATTCACTTCCGGCTTGAGCCCTGGGGGAATAACTCCACCTGGGACGCGACGGTAAGCCGGACGTCCCCTCGTCGCGCGATCTTTGCGCACGATATACCGCTCAACTCGCGGTCCAAACTCCCCCGGCATCCCGTACGTGTACAGGTCATCGGACAGCTTGTAGATGTTCTTGCCATTCTTACCACTCTTCACCAGACTCATGAGCCTCCCGTAGCGCGGGACAGTTAGCTCGCGCTGGGCAGTACCTACAGTGAGGGCCCACCTGTAGCTCCGGTCGCTCGGGATCGGCCCACGCTCGCTTCCGTCTACCCATTATAAGTCTCCGGTGGAAGCTGTCAAGATCCTCCGCGCTGATCTCACCCCAGTACCTATCGGGAAGACCCCCAACCGGGGACCTCGGCCAGTGGGTGATCGATGTCACAACCCTGTCAGCTTTCTTCTCACCCATGAGCCAGGCTGCGAGAGCGTAGAAGAGGATCTGAGGGTCATCGGGGGCCGTGGGGTGGCGCCCCGTCTTCAGGTCATCCACCCACGGATCCCCCAGCACATCCCCCAGGTAGTCCATGGAGCCGGTAACCCACTCATCGTTCCACTGGTCTGTCCACCTAGCCTGATCCGCCCCGTGCTCAAACACCACATCGGGGTAGTGGAGATTGGCGTTGACCGTGTGAACGGCCACAGAAAGCTCGTGGCGCCCATCCGAGGGCCAGAGGCGGGTACGGGCCTCCTCGATGGCTTCAGGGGTTCCCCAGGCCTTCCTGAGGCGTTTGGTGACCAGGGGTTCGAGTTTCTTGTACCCATCCGGAGCCAGCACCTCCCCCGTCTCCTTCCAGTGGTGCATGGTGGTGCCCCAGGCGGCGGCTTCCAGCGTCGACTCGGATCGATGATCCGGGCCAGCGGGGAGGATGGTGGAACCCAGGCAGGCTAGCGCCCGGTCAATTGAGCTTGCCCTGGTCCATCCCACGCTTACCCACCATCTCCAGAATGAAGCACAGGGCCACCAGCAGAATCCCCAGCCGGATCACTGCTTCTCCGCTCTGCAGCCGATCGTTGCACGCACGATGTCCACCTTGCTGTTGTCCTCATGAAACGAGGCCGCCGTGAGGCAGATTGCGAGGATGGCCAGACCCGTAAGGAGGGAGGCACCGATGATCGCGGCGAACCAGGTATCCTCGGTCACTTGCCACCCCCGGCTTCGCCCTTACCAGCGAGACTCGCCAGACGGGCCCGGATCGCGTCACCCACGGCCTTCTGCTCATGGAGGCGCAGCTTCTTGGCGTCGGCAGCATACTGCTTCAGATCCTCACGGCTCTCGCTCTTGGCGACCGCCTCGATGATGATCCCCGCCTCAGCGCCGATGGCAGGAACGGCACCGTGCTCCGCCTCGTCATCCGTGTCCACGGTATCCGCATCCGGCAGGGTCAGCAGCTTGATGAGGGCGTCCTTGTAGCTGTACGTCGACGCCTTGCCTACCGCCTTGTCATCAGCATCTCCGCCACCACCGGAGCCCTCGCCCTCGACGAAGCTGCCATCGGGGGCGCAGATACGGACCCGGGTGGTCACGGTAGCCGCCGACCGGAACACGCGACCCTTGCCATCAGGAGGGATCTTGTCCAGGTCCCCGGTGATGATCGACTGGCTGACAACCATCACATGGCACTCCTCCTTGTCGATGGCCGTTCGCAGCTTCGCCATAAGGTCACTGGCCTTACGCACCGCGAAGTTGGGACCCGTGGCTTCCTTCTTTGCCTTCAGCCCACCGACCGCCTTGCGGATGGCGATCAGCTTCTTGTGGATCTGCGGGGGCTCAGTAGACTCGATGAAAGTCTCGCCACCCCACCACGTCGGGAACTTGTACGTCATCGCCATCTCAGCCCTCCTCGTTCTCGTAGCCAGGAATAGTCAGCCCCAGAAGCCGCAGCGCCTCTCGACGCTTCCGCAGAGATCCGAAACAGAACGTAATATCCGCTCCGTTATCGATATCCAGGTTGAATTCAATCCCCCTTCTAGAAGCAGTCACCGAGATAATCTTGTCGGTGTTGATCCACGCGTGTTTCTCATCATCCTTGATGTACACCATCGGCATAAGAACTCCTCGTACCTTTCCTGTTAAGATCTTCGGGCAGACCGGGGGCCTGTACCCAGGTCTCCTGTCCCTGGGTAGCTAAGCTCTGGTGCCTAGCCACTTCCTAGTCATCGGCTGACTAACGCCTCGCTGTTCCCCAGCCTCGCTCTCCCCCGCCCCTGGTATACATTCACGGGGAGAATCTCGGAAGGGTATACTTCATAGCCTCCCCTGGTAGCGGCCCCGGTCATAGCCGCCGTCCCAGTCACGCGTCCACGTGGGGGATAGCCATTGCAGCGGGACTCTCCACCCGCCCTCTCACTTACCCGCCTAACCTGCTCAAGAGCGCCCAGCTCGCTCCGACGGCTCCCAGGTCGTCACCAAGGCCGCACCCCGGTCGATATCCACTTCCGGGACCGTATTATACCGTCCACTGTGGCCAAACCATCAGCGGTGCCTCCCCCTTGGCAGGGGGCCTCAATGATGGCTGCTGGGTACTCTTGAACAGGCCTCCCCGGACAGTGAGTCGGCAGGGGAGGCAGGTCACTCTATTATATGTCTCCGCTCAGCCTTGTCAAGAGACTACATGTCCTCACCCATGCGGCGCTCGTAGTCAAGGTCGCCGGCATGGGCAGCAACCTCCTTGATAACCCGGATCACATCGGCCCAGGTGATTCCCATGGGTCGCGCCAGGCAGACGTCCTTCAGCTTCTCGGCAAGCTCGGTGAAAGCCTCTTCAATGTCCATCGTTGCTCCCTTCGCTATCTAGTAGTTAGTGACTCGGTAGATGGGCACATCCGGCCGTTCCTTGCGAAGCTTCGCCAGGTAGCGCTCCTGCTGAGTGGTCAGACCACCACACTCGGCCTTGGGCTGGGCACATTCCACCCAGTAGACGATGTCAACGAAGCGTCGCATGCCGGTTTTAATGGCGGCTCTCAGCGCCTCGCAGCCTTCCACAACGGCATCCTCCTGCATGTTGTCCTCGCATATGTCCACCCAGAGGGCATCGGGACGCTCATCTCTGGGTAGACCCAGATACCTGTCAGTCTCATAGGGAAGACGGCTAAGGCGGCGGGCGAAAGTGGTCTTACCGGCGCCGGCGGGTCCGGCTACGATGATCAGGCTCATGAGATGTCTCCCTTGCATACCAGGCACACCTTGGCCCCGCGCTTCCAGTCGTAGCTGTAGGCGAAGATGGTGGGGCACATGCAGACGTGGGTCACAGGTGCTTCCGCCTTCTTCAAGGGCTCCGGTTGCTTCCGTCGCTTCTCCGGTGGCAGATCACACTCGTTGACATCGCAGAAGTGGGTTTGGAAGAGGGGCTTCATGGTGAAGCCGCAGGTGGGACACTGGGGTGCGACGTCCGCCATCAGCCGTCTACCCTAACAATTAGGTAATCGCCTGTGTTACGGGAGTGGATGCGGCTATTGAATAGACCTCTAGTCTCGTAGTTGACCGCCAGTCTAGTCGCCACCGTTACGCTGAGGGTGGAATCCACGTAGGATCCACTGTAGTGTTCCCTTCGGTAGACTCGGTATCTCATTGATCACCGCCGGGAGTAGTCGCGTAGGAAGAGTAGGAAGGCGAGGACAAGGATCACTGACAGCATGGCATCCATCCCTTATCCCAGAGCGGTCCGGGCATCTCGCAGTTGAAGGTCATGATGACGGAGGGGAACGGGGCCTGGGTGGCGTGCGGCTGCCCATCCGCCCCGTGGAACTTGAGTCGCCGATCCAGGAAGAGGACGTTACCGTGGTGGGCGAATGTGAGTCGGGCCAGCCGCTGGAACCATGACTGATTGGTACGGGCAGGAAGTAGGGAGATGATGGGGCACCCCTTCTCCGCCTCACCCTCGATCTTGAGGCCCCAGGGTCCGTTACGGGATAGTCCCCCGTAGGGCGGGTTAACGTAGCAGATCCCAGCCCGCTCGCTGATGCGGGGGTCTCCATCGAACAGGGTCAGATCATTAGCCCAGTCAGCGGCCAGACCATCATCCCAATCGGGACCCTGTCCGCAAAGCCTAAGCAGCGCCCCGGTCGGGTTGCTCGGCTCGGTGCATGGGTCCAGGGCGATGGTGTAATTCGCTCGTATGGCATCCAGGATCCAGGGCGGCGTGAGCCACACGTCACTACCCCCGGTGCGTGCCGAGCTGAAATCAGGGCGATTCTGCGGCATCGGGCACCTCCTCGTGGGTCAGTAGCCAGTTGTAGGTGTATTCATGGACAGACAAGGGGTGTGTAGACTGACTAGGTGGGTAATCTGCATGATACCGCATGAACCTAACGGCCGTGGATAGGGTATCGGTGCCGTACCACACGGGCCCCGGCTGGTGGCCGTTGCGGTAGAGTCTCCATCGCCTCACGAGGCCCTCCGAGTACGAGCGCAGCGAGTCATAGGGGTACCCAGTTGTCATCGCAGACCACGGCGACGAACGGATGGTGTCTGGACGGACTGTCGACTGTGTTCCCAGCGCGAATACGGTTGTACGCGTCGACTCTACATGCCCAGTTGATAAGCACTCGCGGGCTGGGTGCCCAGCACACCCAGGGTCCGCGCCAGTGGTCACCTCTCACGATCTTAAGCTTCATGGCCTCGCTCCTGCGCTCATGCATCCTCCAGCGACACCAGTAGATACGAGACGTGGTCTAGCGGTGGTCGCAGCATATTGTTACCCGCTCTGATGCGGCTCTGACCGTAGCTGGTACGCGCGAACGAGTGGAGGAGGGCTGGCGTATGGTCCCAGGTGCACCATGGGCCGGTCCAATGGTTTGCCTTAACCACCTTGTACCTCATACTTCGTCATCCGGTGGCTCGCAGGCGTCCGTGCGCGCCCACGCAACCGCTCGGCTCTCGATGCGGTAGGTGCGGCTGGTGTTCTTCACTCCCAGGGCTCGGTAGACGGAGCAGGCCTCATTCAGCCACAGCTCCGCATTGTCCAGATCACCGGCGAGGCGACAGGCTCGGGCCCTCATGACGCAGGCGGCCACGGGATCCGCGGGTCGGACCGCCACGTCACGGATGGGCCCCTGGACAATGTCACTGAGCAGGCGAATCGCTGTTCTAGTCATGGGGCACCGTTATATACCTCTCAGTCAGGCCGCTGATGGTGTAAGTATTCACCGGCTGATGGGTGTGCATCCATTCCAGATAATTCCGGGCTCTACCCATCGACTCTATGGACCCGTAGTGACGGGTGTCCCGCGGCATATGGTCACGCTGCACCAGCTTAAACCTCATCAGTCGCTCTCCCGGAAGCTGCGCAGGAAGGCCTGGGAGAGAGCTACGTCCTCATCAAGGAGGGATCGGCATGCGGACTCCACGTCCACCTCCGTATCCTCGCGGCTGATGTCCTCCAGGGACTTAGCCTCCTCCTCGGCCCAGGTGCGGATCCACTCCCGGTGCTCCCGGCGGATCTGCTCATCCTCCTGGTACCGCTTCCAGGCGTCGTAGTTCCTGTATGTGTTCCGGGGCTGAGGCATCGTGTCCTCATCCGCATCCCAGCCGCTGCGGTTGACGCTGGGGCGCTCCTCGGTGCCGTCGGACCAGACGATCACACGGCGCTCCGGGTCCCAGGTACCCGTGCGACCCGTGGCGCTGGCAGCGGGAGTCGTGTGACTACGGCTCAGGTAGTCGTATGGGCCACTAGAGCGCCATCTGTCCCGGGTATCTAGGTACTTGGAGTACCCCTGCCAGTAGGTGTTACTGAACGAGACACCGGGCAGGTCCTTCAGCGTATCCCAGCGGCCCCACTGGCGGATCTTGCCCTTCGCGTTCATGATGGCCAGCTTGCCACCCACGATGGACGCGATGGTGTCAAGATCCTTGGGGTAGTTGACCATGGCGTAGGCGGCGAGGCGGGTATCGGACCAGGGGCCCTCCGGAAGCGGATTCTCGTCGTCGGACACGATGCTCTTGTAGGATTCCCACTCGCCCCAGTGGCCATTGTGCATCATGACGGAGCCCGCGTAGCCCACCACGCTGGTCTCCACCTGCCGGGTGAGGGGGAACGGGTGGCAGAGTGCCGCCGTCTTGCCACCTGCCGTTGCGAAGCGGAAATGCACCATGATGGGTCGAGGCAACTCCCCCACCATCTGATGGATCTCCTTCGCCGTGTGCCCCTTGGAGTAGCAGACGCGGCCATCCTCCACCCAGGCGAGCCCCGCTCCGTCCTGATTGCACGCCTCCATCGCCTCGAACTGCCGCAGACTGGGGGCGGTCTTACCGCGAATAATCAGTGCCACACACATACTACGCTGCCCTCCCGGCCTCGGTCATGAGGCCCACGATGGTGTTATGATAGGTAGAGATCTGGTCGTCGTGGTCGTAGCCACCGTTATGCCCGTTGTCGATGGTGAGGAACTTATGGATCCCAGGCTCCCGATGGAAGCGGCGGGGGTCCACCACGATCTCAGCCACCACCGGCTCCATCATCAGATCCATCTCCGACACGATCTCACCCTCCAGGTTGATCTCCTCGGGCTCCAGGGAGGGGGCATCGATGGAACCGATCACCGCCTCCGGTGCCTCGGTACCATCCCCGAATTCCGCGATGTAGTCCTGGTAGATGGAGATCAGCTCCCGAATTGCCTTCGCCGAGATGCCCTTCTCCTGGAACATGGGGAGCAACCGGCATTCGATGGTTCCCAGGTGAGAATAGCAGTAGTTGAGATGCGCGTACCGGTCCCCGCTCTTACCCGCCGCGGCCACCTGCTTCTCCGGTACGAACTTACGGGCGCAGTAGCTGTTCTCCCCGCGAAGACGCGACCAGAAGTTGGAGTTACGGATGTTGAGCCGTTTCCCCCACGCCTCCCAGCGGAGCAGGAAGTAGAAGTAGAAATGCTCGCTCATCAGCTTACTGTAGACGTGCTCCGGGAAGCTGACATGGACATGCATGCCGCAGGTCTGATTGACCCCGTCCGGGTACAGGGCATCGATGCACTTGAGCAAGGATCCCAGGTTCTTGTATGGCTTGGTGGCCACCTCGCTGTTGAAGGAGCAACCGGGGACCCGGACCGAGCCATCACCGGTGTGGCTGGCCCCGAATCGCCGGGCCTTCGCGGTGAGGGCATCGTGGCTGCCGTTCCAGCCGCCCTCCAGTTCCACTCCCAGCTTAAGCCAGATGCGCTCGCTACGACTAGGCACGGGACTCTCCTCGTCATCATCGTCCGGCTCGTTGCCTTCCACCGCGGATCCGGACGTGGCCACGGAGGCGTTGGGTTGGCTGGGTTGGCTGGGTTG